GACGCCGCGGTCCGCGTCAGCGTCCAGGAGGCCGCGGTCCTGCAGAGCTTCCCCCCCGACTGGCCGTGGGTCGGCACGCAGACGAGCATGTTTCAGCAGATCGGCAACGCGATCCCGCCGGGCCTGGCCCGGCCGATCCTCGCCGCCGCGATCGCCCCGACGCAACGGGTACGCGATACTCGCCCCGCAACCCCGAACCCGAGGAGGACCACATGACCGCGCAGACGTTCGTCGTCGGCGTTCACCCCTACGGCGAGCGCTTCCGCGCCGTCGTCGTATCCGTCAACGCAAACCGGGCGCCCGAGGTCGAGGCGCTCCTCGCCGCCGGCGAGGATCCGCGCGACGAGCTGCTGCTGGCCGCCTCCGTGAAGGACACCGCCCGCGCGGCCGTCGCGCACGTCCTTGAGCTCGCGACGGGCGACATGGCCGACGAGCTGGGGATCCGGTGAGCCGCTACGTCCCGCCGGTGATCGCCCTGTACCTGTCGGCGATCGTCGCCGCGAACCTCATCACGACCGCCGGCGTGCGCGCCGGCCATCCCGAGGTCAGCGTCTACACCGCGTTCGCGCTCGTCGCGTTCGACCTCGTCGCGCGCGACCTGCTGCACGATTGGTTCACCGGCCGGCGGCGGCTGGCCGTGCTCGGAGCGCTCATCGCCGCAGGCTCGGCGCTCAGCTACATCGCGAACCCCGACAGCGCCGAGATCGCGAAGTGGTCCGCGCTCGCGTTCGCCGCCGCGATGATCGCCGACGGCCTCGTCTACCACGCCGCGCGCCGCCTGCCGTGGATCGAGCGCTCCAACGCGTCGAACATCGCCGGCGCGATCGTCGACTCAGCCGTGTTCTGCGCCGCCCTCGGCTTCCCGTTCTACATCGCGTTCGGCCAGACCACGGCGAAGATCGCGGGCGGGCTCGTCTTCGCGCTGCTGCTCGAGCGCGTCGTGCCCGTCGGCGTCTACTGGCACAGCCGCGAGCACGTGGACGTCGAACCCCTCGCGCGCGATCGCCGCCGCTAGGTGCTGCTGCTCGTGACCACCAACCACGAGTTCGTGCTCGAGGTCGGCAGCCCGCACCTCGGGCGCCTCGTGCAGCCGCGATCGTTTCCGCGCATCGGCGACACGGCCGCGGCGGGCATCGCGTGGGCGGCGGACAACGACTGCTTCCAGGGGCTCGACCCCGAGGCGTTCGTCGCGATGCTCGACCGCCTGCGCGGGCTGCCCGGCTGCCTGTTCGTGACCGTGCCGGACGTCGTCGGCGACGCGCTCGCGACCGCCCGACTCTTCGAGGTGTGGGAGCCCGCGCTCCGCCGTCGCGGGCTGCCCGTCGGCCTCGTGCTGCAGAACCGCGTCCACGAGATGCCCCGTTGGCTCGCGCGGACGTGGCCGCGCGTCGACGCCGTCTTCGTCGGCGGAGATGACCTCTGGAAGATGAGCGACGAGGCCGCCGCGCTCGTGCGCGAGGCGAAGGAGCGCGGTCTGTGGGCGCACATGGGCCGCGTGAACACGCGCCGGCGCATCCTCTACGCGAAGTCGATCGGCTGCGACAGCGTGGACGGCACGGGCTGGGTCCGCTGGCGCAAGCGCAACCTGCCCGACGGCCTCGCGTGGGTCGCCGAGCCGACCCAGCCGCAGCTCGCATGACCGACGCCGTCGACCGCGTCCTCGCCGCCGGTGGGCAGTTCACCGTCTGCTTCTGCGGGCGCCGAATGCACGGCCGGGCGTGCGAGACGTGCGGCTACGAGATCCCCGCCGTCCGCGAGCAGCGCTCAAGCGACGAGGTGGCCGAGTGGCGGCGCAAGGGCCGCGCCGCGACGCTCAAGCGCCAGCGCCAACGCCGCTGGCGGAAGGTTCGGGCCAGGTGAGGCCGACGAGCTACGAGGTCCGCGAGGGCGACGCCGCCGAGGTCCTGCGCGCCGTCCCGGCCGGGACGGCGCAGACGTGCATCACCTCGCCGCCGTACTTCGGGCTGCGCGACTACGGCGAGGACGGCCAGATCGGGCTGGAGGCCACGCTGCCCGAGTACGTCGCCCGCCTCGTCGAGGTGTTCGCCGAGGTCCACCGCGTCCTGCGCGACGACGGCACGCTGTGGCTCAACCTCGGCGACAGCTACGCGACGCGCTGGGCGAGCACGCGCGACGTCGGCGGCAAAGGGCTCAACGGCGGCCAGCGGTCCCGGACCGGCCAGACGCGCGACGGCTTCCAGGAGAAGGATCAGATGGGCGTCCCGTGGCGCGTCGCGTTCGCGCTGCAAGACGCAGGCTGGATCCTGCGCAAGTCGATCGTCTGGCACAAGCCGAACCCCACGCCCGAGGCGATGCACGACCGGCCGACCTGCTCGCACGAGCTCGTCTTCCTGTTCGCGAAGCGCCCGACCTACCACTACGACGAGCACGGCTACCGCGAGCCGACGACCTCGACGCGCCCGAGCGGCAACGGCTACGCAAACGTCGAGGTCGTCCACGCCGACGAGGGACGCAAGCGCCGCAACTACCCGTCGCGCACGTGGGACGTCGCCGACGACCGCAACGCCCGCGACGTCTGGACGATCCCGACCGTCCCGTTCCCCGACTCGCACTTCGCCGTCTTCCCGCCCGAGCTGCCGCGCCGCTGCATCCTGCTCGGCAGCAGCCCGCGCGCCTGCCCCGACTGCACCGCCCCGTGGCACCGCATCGTTGAGCGCGACCGCCTGCTCGACGGCGAGCCCGTCCGAGGGTCATGGGACGGCGACGGCACCGGCCGGCGCCTCGGCGCGCAGGGCGTCGGGCACTGGCGCTTCACGACGCGCACCCGCACCCTCGGCTGGCGCCCAACGTGCGCGTGCGGCGCCCCGCCCGAGGTCCACGCCGACGACCTCGACGAGATCCTCTCGCCGACCGGCAGTACGGTAGAACCGGACCCGTCGCTCGCCGTCGGCAGAGCGGGGCTCGCACGCCCCCGGCCGGGAGAGAGCACCGCGCGCGCCATGACGCGCTGGGAGCAGCGCCACCTCGCCGAGCAGCTCGCCGCGAGCCCGATGCGCGCCGCCATGGCGGCCGAGGCCGGACCGGACGCGTTCGCGCACTACACCCGCACCGATCGAGGCGGCGCCCGTGCACCGCGCCCGGCGCTGCTGGACCGCTGGCGCGAGCGCGGCTGGATCGTGGCCGTCCCGCCGATCCCGCCGGCGTGGTGGCGCGACGACGACGCGGGCCGCTGCCTCGTGCTCGACCCGTTCGCCGGCGCCGGAACCGCGGGCATGGTCGCCGTGGACGAGGGCCGCGACTTCCTCGGCGTCGAGCTGTCGCCGACCTACGCGCGGATGGCGCGCCAGCGCATCGGCGAGCGCGCCGCCGCGCCGCGCTTCGAGATGCTCTGACCCCCCGTGGCCGGCGCGCGATACTGGGGGCACCGATTCTGCGGCGCCTACCTCGAGGAAGTCGTCCAGGGCCAATGGTTCTGGATCGGCTGGCACGACCTCGACCGCGCCGAAGGACAGAGCCCGAGCAGGGGCGACGCGCTGGCCGCGCTCGACCACTTCCTCGACGGGCGCCGCGGCGCTGGCCGATCGGTCGCTCGGCTCGCCGAGGACGTCGGAGAGCCTGCCCGCGCTTCCGTCCCGTGATCTTCGCAGGCGACGGACGCTCCGTCGGCGGGTCTATGCTGCGCTCGGATCTCCCAACGACCGACGGAGGGCAGCATGGGCCGAGCGCTGGCCGAACTTCTGGAGCAGACCGACGAGGCGAAGCGGACCGACGCGCACGCGGCGCTGCTCGACCACGACGCGACGGAGCTGCCGCCCGAGGCCGACGTCCGCGCGCTGCTGGAAGCGGCCGAGGTCGACGCCGACGCCGCGATCACAGCGGCGCGCGCCGACGGCGACGTCTTCGAGGGCGACGAGCTGGCAGCCGACACGCTGCAGGCCGCGACGCCGAAGCTGCTCGAGGCCGTCGGCGCCGGCGCCTCGACCGGCACCCGCCGCTACCGGGCGGTCGTCATCCGTCCAGGCCGCGCGAAGGGCACCGGCCGCCGCTTCTACGCGCCGAAGATGCTGGAGGCGAACGCCGGGAACTTCGGCGGCGTCACGTGCTACTTCAACCACGAGAACCTCAGCACGATCATGCAGCGCGGCCACGGCTCGCGCGACCCCCGCGACGTCTGCGGATGGCTGCAGGAGAGCACGTGGTGGGATCCGACGTACACCGAGCCCGACGACGCCGCGAAGGGGCGCCTGCCGGGCGCCGTGCTCGGCCACACGGACCTGCTCGTCGAGGCCGCAGACCGCGTCGACGCGCTGCCGCAGGCGTTCAGCCTGTCGATCTGCATGGACCCCACCGCCGTCAAGGTCGGGCGCACGGAAACCGGCGAGCTCGCCCCGTGCGTCGAGGGCATCGTGCCGAAGTCCGGCAGCCTAGACCTCATCACCGGCGAGGCGGGCGCCGGCGGCAGGCTGCTGGAGCGTCTACGCGAGGCGGCAGAGACGCGCTACCGTTCCGCCAATGCGGACCTCGACGACATCAGCGACGTCGCGCTCGTCGAAGCGGCACGGGCCCGGCCCGACGTTCTCGCCGCGCTGCGCCAGCCCGACCCGCCCAAGCCATCCGATCTGGAGGACGACGAAGTGTCCGACCTGACCACCCTCATCGAGGCCGCCGAGAGCGACCCCGATGCCGCACAGCGGCTCGCCGAGGTGCTCGCGGGCACGCCGGCCATCACCAGCCTCGTCGAGGCGCAGGTCGCCGAGCGCGAGGACGACATCCGCGCCGACGCCCGCGCCGAGGGTCAGCGCGACCTCGCCGTCCGCGACATGCGCGACGAGGCGCACCGTCTGATCGAGGCGGCGTCGCACAACGGCGGCGGGATCCTGACGCCGGCCTACGTGGACGACCTCCGCGAGCGCTACACGCTGCGCGACGGGCAGCCGTCCGCGGCGCTCGACCTGTACGACCAGCTCGACGGCTCGGGCGCCGTCACAAAGTCGGCCATCGATCGCCTGCGCGAGTCGGTCGCCGCCGACATCGAGCGCGAGGAGAAGAAGCTCCGCGAGTCGCAGCCCACGTGGATCCGCGACGTCGCAGCGCCCGCCCCGTCCGTCGAGGCGGCGGCCGCCGGCGACGGCGATACCGGCGGCAACAACGGCGGCGGCGGCGATCCGCCCGCCGCACCGGCCGACCCGATGGCCGAGCGCCTCGGGATGGACACCGCGACCGTGCGCAAGCACCAGGGGGTCTGAGCCATGTCGTCGATGAGCTCCACGCAGCACAGCCACCGCGACCACTCGCCGGGCGTCCACGTGACGGCGACGCTCGCCATGCGCGACGACACACTCGCCGGAGATGACGGCTTCGCCGGCCTCGTCGTCAAGCAGATCATGCCCGGCGCCTACACGCCGCGCGACGACGTGAACCTCGTCGGCGTCGGGGAGAAGTACTACCTGATCGACTCCGGCGAGGCCGACGTCGCGATCCCGGCCGGCCTCGGGTTCGTCCCCGTCAAGGGCACGCGCCTCTGGATCGACCCGGCGACGAACGTCCTGTCGAACGCAACCGGCGCCGGGCTGCTCAAGCTCGGGATCGTCCGCAACGTCGCGCCCGAGCGCGGCCTCACCGCGGGGCTGATGACCGTCAGCTTCGACGCCCGAAAGGACATGTAGCCGTGCCCCCGATCTACATCCCCGAGCCGACGGACTACCAGCACTGGGGCGGTCACAACGACCTGCTCGAGAGCTGGTGGCGAGCGGTCAGCATCGAGGCGTCGAAGTCCCCGCGCCTCGTCGAGTCGGAAGCGCTCGTCGAGGCCGCGACCAAGATCGACTTCGCCCACTGGATGCACGGCTACGTCGCCTCCGCGTTCTACGCCGCGTACGAGCGCGTCGAGTCGCAGTGGCGCATGTACGCCAAGCTGAAGGAGGTCGACAACTTCAAGGAGTTCCGCATCAAGGGCCGCAACCGCCTGCGCGGGTTCGGCTACATCGGCGACCACGCGCACTTCCCCGGGATGCGCCGGACGTACCGCCCCGAGGCGTCGCTGTTCATCGACACCTACGGCGCGCAGCACGAGGCCACGCGCCACGCGATCATCAACGGGGACGCCGACGAGATCCTCCGCGACGACCCGAACGACATGGGCGAGGCCGCGGCCGAGTACCTCGCGAACGCGATCGTCGCGCTCATGGAGTCCAACCCGACCGCCCCGGACGGCGCCGCGTTCTTCTCGCTGGCCCGCGGCAACATGACCACGGCGGAGATCAGCGGCGCGTCGCTCATGGCGGCGTACACCGCCTTCCAGACGCGCCGGCGCGACGGCTCGCCGACGCGCATCGTCCCGCGCCGGCTGATCGTGCAGAACCGGACCATCGCGTCCATCGCTCTGCGCGACATCACCTCGACGCAGGCCGCCGGGCAGAGCCAGAACCCCGCGAACTCGGACTTCTCGCGGGGCACCGACAACCCCGTCGCGAAGCTGCCGTGGCCGACGGACTTCGTCGTCGAGGAGCCCTTCCTCAACGACTTCAACAACGGCATCATGATCGCCGACCCCGAGCGGCACCCCGCCTGGATGGTCGGGATGCTGCGCGGCAACACGACGCCGCAGCTCTATCAGTCGGCGCCCGAGATGCGGGCGATCGGCGGCGGCAGCCCGAGCCCCTATCAGCTCCGCGTCCGCAAGATCACGTGGGAGGTCGAGTGGGACATCGGCGTCTCTGCGGTCGACCCCGACAACGCCTACCTGTGGAGCCCCGCATGACCGCGATCGAGGACCTCATCGCCGAGAACCAGGCGACCTTCAACGCCGACCTCGTGGGCGCTCGCGCCCAGCCCCGCGACGAGGCGGCGACGTCGGACCTCAAGGGCGACTCCGACAAGATGGCGAAGCTGGCCGAGCTCGCCGAGGTCAAGCCCGAGGACGTCGTCGACTGCGCCGTACGCGGCACGAACGTGTCCTTCCAGGTCAAGGACGCGGACGGCGTCGTCAGCCCCGGCTTCTTCCCGCTCGCGTCGCTCGAGGGCCGCGCGACGAAGGCGAAGCGCGAGAGCGGCACCGTGCAGAAGCGCGGCAGCACCGACCCGGCGCCGAAGGGCGGCGCGGCGACCGTGCCGACCGTCGTCAGCACCGACGGCGATACCGTCGAGCCCGGCGACGATCCGCCCGTCCCGCCGCCCGAGGGCGTCCCCGCCGACATCGATGGCCTCTCCGGCGACAAGGTCGCCGAGCTGCTGAAGGACACGCCGGAGGGCGTGGACGCCGACGCCGTGCTCGCGCACGAGTTCGCCCGCGAGGGCGGCCCGCGTACCGCAGTCACGCGCGCCGCGCAGAAGCTCGGCAAGCTCAACGAGGACGGCAGCCTCAAGACCGACGAGGGCGCACCGCCGGCCTGATCCCGATGCCACGGCGCTTCACGCGCCGACTCGCCGCCGCCCGAGCAGGGCGACCGGCCATCCGGGCGCCCGGCCACGTTGCCGGGCGTTCGCCGTCTCGCGATACGGTGGCGGTATGGACGCACCGACCGCCGCGATGGTTCGTGAATGGGCCGAGAACAACGACGACGGCGCGTTCGACTTCGCGCGCTACGGCTATCCGGTGCCCGCCGGCGCCGACCCCGACCGCCTCGACTTTCGCGTCCGGGCGGTCGTCGCCTGGATCGAGATCATGGTCGGCCGCAAGCTCGACGCGTCGCTCACCGATCCCGGCCTCGTCGCGCTCGCGCAGGACGCGACGCTCATGCGCCTGCAGCAGGTCCTCGTCACGCGCGGCACCACGAAGGCGGTCCGCGACGCCCTCGCCGACGCGTCGATCAAGTCGCTGCGCGCCGGCGACTACTCGCAGACCAACCGCGACGCCGCAGACTCCCGCAAGGCCGCGCAGGTCAACCCGTGGGGCGAGCTGTCGGACACCCTGCTCGCGCTCGCGACGCCCGAGCGCCGCGCCGAGCTGCTCGCCGAGCTCGGCGGCAAGGTCCGGCCGATCGCGCTGACCGTCGACCAGCCGCGCGGCGCCCTCGGCGGGTCGTACCCCGACCACTACTGAGCAGCTCGTGCCGTCGATCCCGTCCTACGCGCTGCCCCACCTGGCCCGAGTCGTGCAGACGCAGCGCAGCGGCCCGCGCGACGTCCAGGGCGAGCGAACCGTCGAGCCGGGCGGCGAGGGCCCGTGGTTCCCAGCTCGACTCATGTCGCCGCGCTCGCAGGAGGGCAACCGCGACGACGGGGGCGCCCGGCGCTCCGAGGTCCGCTGGGCGCTGCTGTACGGCGACGAGTACGACGACGGCACGCCGCTCGCCCGCCCGCCCGTCGAGTCCGACGCGGTCGACGTCGAGCGCGACGGCCTGATCAAGCGCTACATCGTCGGGCCGCGCCCGAGCGAGTTCGACACCGGCAGCGACGTCTTCGGCGGGCAGGTCGTCCTCGTCGAGGTCGGCGACAGCGCATAACTTATGCCATAACTTATGCCTCTGACGGACCCCGACGCCCTGCTCGACATGATCGACGCCCACCAGGGCGCCACGCGCCGCGCCGCGCGCCGGATCGCCGACGCCGGCGTCGATCACCTCGAGCGCAGCGTGCAACGCCGGACACCGATCGACACGAACCCCTACCGCGCGAAGCCCGAGCGCCCCCGCGGATCCCTGCGCCGCAGCATCCACCGACGCGCCGGCGTGGACTTCGTCGTGCGGGGCGGCCGCGAGTCCTACCGCGGCACCGTCGAGACGTTCGACCCGATCGCCCGCTACGTCGAGTTCGACACGCCGCCGCACATCATCCGCCCGCGCACGCCCGGCAGGCGCCTGCGCTTCCAGTCGCGCCACGGCTTCGTGGACCGCGACGGCGAGTTCCACCCGCCCGGCACCTGGATCACCGTCACGGAGGTCAAGCACCCCGGCACGAAGGGCTCCCACATGTTCACCCTCGGCGCGTGGGCCACCGAGCGCGAGTTCCGCGCCTACGCCCGCGACCCGCTCGCGCGCTGGAAGCATGAGGTCGAGTCCGTCCACACCTAGTCTCCGCTTGACTCCGAGACTACCCCGGCGCTACAGTGTGCGGCACAAGGCAACCCCCGCCCAGCACGAAGGAGCCGCAAGATGACCGCAGACCCCCTCTTCACCGCCCCGCAGACGATCCCCGGCCAGCTCGCGATGGCGACCGACCCCGTCGAGGTCGACGCGCACATCGGCGACGCCCGCAACGGCGCCACCGCGATGGACCGGCTGGAGGACGCGCTCGCCGCAGGCGTCCCGATCGCCGCTCTGCTCGCGGCGCAGACCGACCGGCACGCCGCGATGGGGTACCGCTTCTCATGAGCGACTCCACGAACATCGCGCACGAGGTAGCCGAGGCGATGGCACGCGGCGAGGAGCATCTCGCCCGCGACCGCTTCGGCGACGCGGCTGTCGACGCGGCGATCCGCGCAACCCTTGAGGCCGAGGGCTACGACTTCGACGCGTGCGTCCAGCACGCCAACGGATTCGACGGGCTCGCGGCCGGGCAGCCGATCCCGTAGCATCGCGAACGCGTTCCTTCCGACGCGTTGTTCCGCCGACTCGCCCGAAGCCGTCGCGCCTGCCCGCGACGGCTTCGGCGCTTCTCGACGTAGGCTTGTGCTCGTGCGAACTGAGACCGACGCCCTGCTCTCGCTCCAGCGGTTCGTCGCGGCGGCGCTCCCCGACTTCACAGAGGTCCTGACGGAGGTCGAGAACGAGCGGCCCGTTCGCCCGTTCGCCGTCGTGTCCAGGGACGACGACCTCACGCCCGACGAGTTCCGGATCGCGCCCGAGGTGACGATGCCCGTCACGATCTACGCCTACGTCAAGGCGACCACGCGGACGCTCGCGCGCAAGGCCGCCGAGGACGCGAGCGAGCAGCTCTGGCAGGCGCTCCTCGTCGGCGGCGAGCGCAACCGCGAGCGCCTCGTGCCGCTGTTCGACTACGCCGGCCGACCCGCCGTGCAGCGCGTCCAGCTCGCCGGCGCCACGGCGGGCACCTGGACCCTCGCGCTCGACGGCGTCGAGTCCGACCCGCTCACCCCTCGAGCGCAGCCCCGCCTCGTGCGCCTCGCCGTCGAGCAGCTCGACCCCGCCTTCGTCGGCAACGTGTGGGTCTACGGCCGCCTCGGCGGACCGTACGACGTGCGCTTCGACCACGCGCTCCGCGGCGCGCCCGTCGACACGATGACCCTCGACGTCGGTGGCCTCACCGGGCCCGACCCCGCCGGGTCGATCGAGGTCCTGTCGGTCGGCGCCCCCGAGGCCTGGCGCGGCGAGCGCGACTGGATGCGCGTCGAGGCGCCCACCTTCGGTGGCCTCGTCGACCCGGACGATTCGCGCCGGCGAACCGTGACCGTCGGACTTCGGTTGACGTGGGGCCGATTCGGGCGTGTACGCTCCGGCGAGATGAAGCTCCGCACGATCGACCACAGGCTTTGAGGAGGGCGCACGTGTCCGACCACGACGAGGCCACCGACGCCCCCAGCGTTGAGGACCTGCGCGAGCGCGCGAAGGAGCTTGACGTTCCCGGCCGCTCACGCATGAACGGCGAGCAGCTCGCCGCAGCGATCGGGATCGCCGAGCGCAAGAAGGCCGAGGCCGACGCAGCGATCGCGCGCAGCACAAGCGACGGTCCCCGCGAGCAGAGCTTCCCCGTGTCCCGGCTGCGGTCTGACCCGGCCATCCTGGGCGGCGTCAGCCGCGCCACCCTCGCCGCCGCGCTCACCGACGCCGACGTCGGCGACGACGACGAGCTCACGCGGCCCGAGGTCGACGAACTCATCGAGCGCTCCCAGCAGCGCCCGGTCAACGAGGAGGCGTAACCCGTGGCGCAGCTACTCAACGCACCCGACGAGGAGATGATCCTTCCCGGCTCGGGGTTCTACTTCGAGGTCGACCAGCCGGCCACCTTCCCGGTCTCGGCGGGCTCCCGCGTGCTCGTGCCGTTCACGGCCAACTGGGGCCCGGTCAACGTCCCGGTCGTCCTCGCGAACTACCGCGAGTACGTCAACGGCGGCGTGCGCAACGGGCAGCGCTTCAGCGGCTTCGGCCCGGCCGACACGTCCGGGCGCCGTCGCGTCCTGCACGCGTTCCTCGGCGAGGGACTGCCCGGCAAGGGCGGCGCCGGATCGGTCGCCGCCGTCCGCATGGCGACCGCGGCGGCAGCGAAGGCCGCGCACACCTTCAACAACTCCACGCCGGCGCCCGCGTTGACGATCACGGCGCGCTACGAGGGCACCCGCGGCAACGGCTTCGGCTTCACGCACCGCCCCGGCGCCGAGGCCGGAACCGACGAGTTCGTGCTGATCGAGGGCGGCCGCGAGAAGGAGGTCTACCCCTACCCCGAGACGAACGTCGCGCAGCTCGCGGCGGACATCAACGCGACGACGACCTCGCTCATCACGGCCGCGTCGGTCATCACGGGGGTCGCGCTCGCCGACGTGTCGAACGTGGCGCTCACCGGCGGCAACGACGGCTCCGGCCTGCTCGTCGGCGACTGGACCGCGTTGTTCGACGCGCTCGCCTACGAGCCGTTCGGCGTCTTCGCCGCCGCCGGCCTGACCGACGCCGGGATCCTCGCCGCGCTCTACGCGTGGCAGGAGGAATCCGAGGCGCTCGGCAAGCCGTTCATGGTCGTCGAGGGCGGACCGGCCGCCGAGGGGTTCAGCGCGCACAAGACGCGCGCGACCGCCCGCAACAACTCCAACGTCATCGTGTTCGGCACCGGCAGCATCGGCGACACCGTCCTCAGCGGCGACGGCACGGAGATCGTCATCTCCACGGCCGAGGCCGCCGCTCGAGTCGCGGGCGCGGTCGCGCGCCGCGGCGAGGCGCTCGACATGGTGAACGTCCGGTTCGCCGGCTGGCGCGCGATCGCCGGCGCCAACCGCTCGCAGGCCGAGATCGCCGCCTCGTCGGGGATGACGCTGCTCACCCGTGACGGCGACCCCGACGCCCCGACAAAGATCGGGCTCGGCGTCACGTCCTACTCCGTCGGCACCCTCGAGCGTCCGCTGTGGCACTACTCCAACGTGAAGTTCGTCCGCACCGACCACGGGCTCGTGACCGACATCACGGCCGACCAGGAGTTCGGCGACCTCATCGGCGAGATGGGCGTCGGCGAGCGCGCCCGCGACATCGTGCTCGGCCGCGCCACGGAGATCGTCGCGGAGCGCATCCGGCGCGGCATCCTGCAGCCGCGCACGACGGTCATGCTCGACCCCGACGTCCCGATCGACGACAACTCCGACGAGATCGCGCTGGCCTACGACGTGTGGGACGTTCGCGGCCTGCGCAAGATCCGCAACCGCATCCGACTGCACTAGGAGACCCCCGTGGCCGAGCCCGCAAACGACGGCAACATCCGCATCTCCGGCCGATTCGGCGAGGTGTTCATCGTCCAGCGCGCCCTCGTCTTCCCCGGCGGCGGCGAGCGCATCCCCGGCCCGCCGGTCGGCCTCAAGCTCATGGAGGTCGAGTCGATCGAGGCGACGCAGGAGCGGACGTTCGTGGACGTCAACCTGCCCGGCACGGGCGAGGTCGGCAGCAAGCGCAGCAGCATCTCGCGCAACGGCACGATGACCGTCCAGCACATCACGACGGAGTGGCAGCAGTACGTCAACGCCGTCCAGTTCACCGGCACGCTGCGCGAGCGCCGGCGCGCCCGCGACATCGGGCAGCGGCTCGACGGCAAGCTCGTCCTCCAGATCTGGAATGACGACGACGCCGCCCTCGGCGCCGAGGGCTGGCAGGCGTCCGGCGTCGACATCGGCCGCCTGACCGTCGGCTTCTCGCAGGACGACCTGCTCACCCGCGAGCTGCCCTACCGCTTCGACGACCTCAAGTGCATCCGCGGCTTCCAGCGCCTCGGCGGTCAGATCGACGCCGTGACCGGCCTGCCGTCGATCGAGTACACCGTCGGCGCTCCGGCCTGAGCACGACCCGCTCGAGCACGTCCCCGCCGCCGCCTACGGGCGGCGGCGATCGTTGGAGGTCCTGCGCAGGGGCTAGGCTACGCCGGGCAAGCAGCCCCCCGTACCCCGAGGAGGACCCGATGCCAGCCGATCCGTCGCCCGAGGGCGCCGACGCCGTGAAGGACGCCGCGACGAACCCGAGCCCGAGCCCGCAGGTCGCCGCGAGCGCCCTCGCCTTCTTCATGGGGGACGCGCCGCCGCCCGGCAGCACCCCCGACGACCACTTCCCGCTATCGATCGACTTCGGGACCGTCGCGCGCCCGAACTTCCAGACCTGCACGTTCCGGCCGCTCGACAACGAGGAGCTCGTGAAGTGCGAGGAGCTCGCCACGGTCAAGGACGACGCCGGCCAGATCACGCGCATCGACCCGTTCACGCGGTGGTCCTACGTCTACGCCTACGCGTGCATCACCCCGGACCTCGACGGAGTACTCCGGGCGCGCATCGAGAAGGGCGACACCGTGAACCCGAAGACGGGCAGGCCGTGGGTCGATACCGCCGACCTCGTGCGGCACGTCTTCCGCAAGCAGCCCGGAGTACTCCAGCAGGCGTCGCACGCGATCGAGGAGCGCTCGCGCCTCGGGCAGGAGCGCGGGAGCGCGGTCCGCGAGGTCGAGGCGGGAAAAGGCTCGTCCTAGCCGGCGGCGAGGCGTCGCTGCTGCATCGCGTCTGGCGGTACGGCGGCGGCGACTGGACGCTGCCGTGGCGGATCTACCACGGCCTCGGCGAGGACTTCCGCCCGCTCAACGACCCTGCGGCTGCGCCGCGCCTCATCCAGCACGTCGCGCGCTACCGGCGGCTGATGTACGGCTTCGCGAAGGCGTCGGCCGTGCTCGAGGAGGGCGCGCCGGACAGGGCGCAGCCGCCGCGCCCGAGTCGCTCGCGCGACCAGCGCACGCCCGGCGGCGTCGTACTGCCGACGGGCAGCACCGCACCTCCGCGATGATCTGACCGGGATGCCAATCGCAACCGCCAGCTCGGCCTACGTCCTCGAGGACCGCGCGAGCCCCGCCCTGCGCGGCATCCGGCAGGAGGCGGTCCGTACGACGGCCGCGCTGCGGGGCACCGCCGACGCCGGCGACAAGATCGGCGCGCCCGCGCAGCTCCAGCGCCTCGAGCGCTTCGAGAAGCGCCTCGGGTCCGTAGCGCGCACGGCGGAGAACATGAGCGGGCGCGTACAGCGCACCGTCGGACACATGGAGGGCGTGATCCGACGCGACACGCTCAAGGCCGAGGCGCGCATCACCGCTCTCGGCGGGCGCATGGACGAGCTCGCGCGCAAGCGCGCCGCACCGCGCGTCGACCTGGACGGCTACGCGGTCACGCTCGCGCAGATCGCGAGCCTGGACCGCGCAATCGCCGCGCTCGGGCGCCGCACGGCCACGATGGGGGTCGGAACCACCGGCGGCGGCGCGGCGGCGGCTGCCGCAGGCGGCGCGGGCCGCGCCGCTGGCCGCTCCGGCGCGTTCATCGGCTCGGGCGGCGTCGGCTTCGGCACGACCAGGCGCGGCCTCATCGCCGGTGCGGCCGTCACGGCGCTGCCGGTCGTCAGCGCCCTCACGGGCACGATCCTTCCCCTCGCGGGGTCGCTGAGCGGCGCAACGGTCGCGGGGGGCGCCACAAGCCTCGCAGCCGGCGGCGCGCTCGCCGCCGGCATCGGCGCCGTCGTGTCGGTCGCGAAGCCCGCGAACGCCGCGGTCAAGGAGCTGCGCAAGGAGCAGGAGCGCTACACCGAGGCCGTCCGCGCGTACGGCCCGGCGAGCGAGCAGGCGCTCGAGGCGCAGAAGGCGCTCGACGCGCAGGTCCGCAAGTCGCCGGCGGGCGCGCGGAACCTCATCCGCGAGCTGGACGCGCTCACCGGCCGCTGGCGCCGCGTGACGCAGGCCGGCCAGACGGACATCCTCGGCCTGCGCGCCGGCGCCGCGCAGCGCGTGCGCTCGGCCTCCCCGTTCCTAGGCGAGCAGTCCAACCGCGCCGCCGGCGCCGTGCGCCGCGAGGGCCTCAACTTCACCGACTGGGCGACGAGCCCGGCGGGGCTCATCATCGTCCGCGACCTCACCGACGCGTTCGTCGACAACCTCGACGAGGCCGAGGGCACCCTGGAGAACATCGCCGGCACGTTCGGCAACATCGCGCGGGCGTCGCGGCCGTTCTTCGACGAGGGCATGGACTTCCTCGAGCGCTGGACCGGCGGGTGGGAGCACTCAACCCGCGACATAGGTGAGACGCGCCGAACGATCGGCGGCTACCTCAACGACCTCAAGGCGTGGGGACGACTCGGCGGCGCCGGCTTCGATCTGATCCGCGACCTCATCATGCCCGGCCGCCAGCAGGGCACGAGCGCCGTCGAGGACCTCACGATGCAGCTCCGCGAGTGGGACGACTGGGCGAAGCGCAACCCCGAGCGCATCCGCCGCTTCTACCGCGACAGCATCGACGGCACGAAGGAGCTGGCCGGCTTCATCGGCGTCATCGCCCGCGACCTGCACGAGGTCGGGCAGCTCCTCCTGCCGATCCTCAGCCGCTTCGCGCAGCTCGGGCAGCTCGCCGGCGGCGCCGGCCTGCTGTTGCCGACGCTGCTGCGCCTCGGCCTCGGCCGCGCGATGGGCGGGCGCGGCGCCGGCGGCGGCGGAGCGGGAGGCGGAGCGGGAGCAGGCGGCTCCCCGATAATCGTGGGCGGTCCAGGACGGGCCGCAGGCGCCGCGCCGCGCACCGACTGGACCGGCTGGACCGGAGGCACCGCCGCGCGCCCGACGAGCAGGCTCGCAGGCGCCCGCCAGCGCGCCGTAGGCGGCGCGCGCTCGGCCGGACGGTTCGCAGCCCCGGTAGCGGGCATCTCGGGCGTGCTGGGCGCCGCGGGCACGCAGGGCGACCTCAACCAGCGCGTGCAGGGCGGCGTGTCGGCGCTCACGTTCGGCGCGCTGCGCGGGCCGACGACATCGGCGCAGGCGCGCGAGCAGGGCGAGGCGCGCGCGATCGGCGACGTCGAGCGCCTCAACGTCCCGCGCTCGCCTGCGGACTACCGCCGGCAGATCGCTCGCCTCGAGCGCCAGCGCGCGGCCGCGCGTGCGAAGGCGGGCCCCCCCGATCGTGCCGGCAGCATCGTCGACAAGATCCCGGTCATCGGCGGCGCGTCGAAGGCGATCGGCGACACATTCTTCGGCGACGACGAGGCGGAGGCGAGGCGCAACGCCGCGGCCGTCAAGAAGTACACGGCGGCGATCCGCGAGCTGCGCGCCGAGCAGCGCTCCTACCGCAACGAGCAGGACCGCCGGAAGGGCGTCGCGTCGCAGGCGCACGGCGGCGCGCTCGCCTCCAGCCTGCAGGAGGGCTTCGGCACGCTGCGCCGCCACGAGGGGCCCGAGGCAGCGCTGCAGCAGACCGTCGACAAGACCGTCGCGAAGATGCGCCAGATGCGCCCCGAGGGCGCGAAGATCCTCGGCGAGTCGATGCTTGAGTGGGGGCGCACGATCGCGCGCGGCAACCCCCGCATGCAGGCGATCGTGGCCGACATGACCAGCTCGATCGAGCGGCGCTTCGCGCGGATGGGCAAGCGCGTCGAGGTCGTCAACGGGCGCATCCTGACGGGCTCGCGGTCGGAGTGGCGGCAGATCAGCAACGCGCTGTCGATGCCCGCAGAGGAGGCGCAGCAGCGCGTCACGAAGGCGTTCACGGCGATTCAGCGCGAAGCGATCGGCTCGCTCAAGTCGATGGGGTTCAGCTCGTCGGAGGCGACGGCGATCGTCAAGGGCCGCGAGTCCGGCGGCGACAAGGGACGCGCCGCCGACTACGCCGTGAAGCAGGGCCCCGACAGCTACCAGGCCGGCGTGGTCGGCGGTCAAAAGGCGGGACCGCCGTCGGCGCCTAAGCGCGCGCGCGGCGGCCGGATTCCCGGTCAGGGCCTCGCCGACAAGGTCCCGTTCGGCGACAGCATCACGGCGCCCGGCGAGCTGTGGATCGCCAACCGCCATACCGAGCGGCGCGTGGACCGGATGCTCGAGCCGTACGGCACGACGCTCGCCGGCGAGATCGAGGGCGAGACCGACCCGCACGGGTCGGTGCTGCGCGAGAGGCCGCGCCTCGGGCGAGGCGGCCGCGTGCGCCGCGACGCCTCGGGCGCCAACGTCCAGGGCGTAGACGTGAAGGGGTCGAAGCCCGGCTTCTCCGTGTTCATGGATCACTTCCGGCGGCTGTTCGGGCACGATCTGTACGTCATGTCGGGCTTCCGCGGCGGCTCGCGCGTGGCGGGATCGGGACGCGTGTCAAACCACGCGTCCGGCGACGCCCTCGACATCTCCAACCCCCGCAGCGCCGGCGGCACGCCGCAGAGCCCGCCGCCGCGCACCGGCCTCGACGAGCTGCACGGCTACATCCGGGCGAACATTCCGTCGCCACCGACCCGCGACCTGCTCTGGCGCACGACCACCGGCGGCAACCACTACAACCACGTGCACTGGGGCGCGGACCCGAGCGTCACCGCGAGCATCGGCGCGGCCCGCGCCTACGTGGCGGGCCTCCCCGAGGCCGGCGACGTGTCCGCCTACGGCGGCGTGGCGCTCGGCGGCGACTCGACCGCTGCCGCGCGGTCGATCCGACTCAAGCGCCGGCGCTCGGGGATGCGCGGCGTGCCCGGCGCGATGGCAGACCGCGCGATGAGCGGCTACGCGACCGGCCTCGAGCGCCGCGTCAACCGCAAGCTGGGCAGCGGCGCGGCGGCGGGCATCAGCGGCGTGAGCACCGGCGGCGGCAGCGTCGCCGAGCTGATCCGCGAGGTTGGCCTGCCGTCGATCTTCAACGCGATCGTCCGCGCCGAGTCCAACAACAACCCGCGGGCGCGCAACCCCTCGGGCGCCAGCGGGCTCGCGCAGATCATGATGCCGTTGCACGCCGGGCTCGTGGCGCGCTACGGCGGCGACGTCTTCGACCGCCGCACAAACCTGCGCGTCGCGAAGCACCTCTACGACGAGTCGGGGCTGTCGCCGTGGGCGGCGTCGCGGCACGCCTGGGGGTCGGCGCTCAACCGCCGCGAGCGCGGCGGGCGGGTCGGGTGGTACGGCCGGGGCGGCGAGGGCACCGCGAAGCGTCCGACGCTCATCGGCGTCGGCGACGCGCCCGGCGGCCGCGGAGAGGACTTCAAGGTCACGCCCCGGCGCCTCGGTCCCCCGAGCAGCCGCGCCGGCGCGCGCGGCACCGGCGGCACCCGCGGCCTCGGCAACGTCACAATCCAGAGCATGACCGTGCACTGGCAGCGCGAGGGCGACCTCAAGAAGGCGATCAAGGCCGAGGTTCACCAGGCGTTCGCCGAGCTCGCCGACGAGCTCGACGACGGCGTCGACGCCGACGAGGACGCCCTGATCCGCTGATGGCCGTCAGCGAAACCGCGTCCGGCTCGTGGCGTCCCGATAAGCCGTTCGACGGCGACGACGGCGTGAAGATCACGCTTCGCCGCGAGCCCGGTATGACGCCCGCCGGGATGCTCAAGGTGCCGTTTCGCTTCCAGGCGCCGCCGCTCGACTCGATCCAGCGGCGCTGGGCGTTCGACTGGCAGACGGCGAACACCGTCGCCGCGGGCGAGCAGGGTCGCGAGGCCGGCCCGCTGCTGGACCGCCTCGCCTTCCAGACGATGTTCCTCGACGAGGACCTCCGCTGGCTCGTGTGGACGGGCAGCCTCGACGTCCAGCGGCTCCTCGACGAGCTGCACGCGCTGCTCGACGCGCCCGCACCGTTCCGCCTGACGCTCGGGCAGCCCGCGCTGTGGGGACCGAAGCCGCTCGTGAACATGATCGCCGTGTTCACGTCGATCACGCCCGAGCAGCGCGGCGGCGAGATCGGCACGGAGTACACCGGCGTCGAGTTCATGGAGCTCAAGCGGCAGCGCCTCGAGCAGCGGTCCTCGCGCTCGCGCCCGGGCGCCTCGTCGGTCCCGCGGCGCGAGCCGATCCGCAAGGGCGACACGCTCTACAAGATGGCGCTCCGCGCCTACAAGCAGATGAGCAAGTGGCGCACGATCACCGCCGCGAACGGCATCACGGGCGTGTCGCCCGACGACGCCGACGAGCTGGCGCGTTGGGCGAAGCGCCACGACCGCACAACGCTGCGGATCCCCGCAGCGGACAACGCGACGCCGCAGAACACGCCGCTGCGCTTCCAGGGTCCGTAGCGTGGCGACGACCGGGCGACAGCGCTACGCGGCGTCGCCGAAGGGCCGCAAGCGCGGCAGCCGGCCGAAGGCGCGGAAGATCGCCCCCGTCGAGTACGGCCGCGAGTCGTTCCGCATCACATGCCGCCGCGTGCGCGGCCCGGTGAAGCTGTCGACGCTCAACCTCGACCCGCTCGTGACGTCGTTCGGGTGGGAGCGCTCGGGCGCGGTCATGACCGGCTTCCTGTCCTTCGGCGATCCCGCGCTGCGCCGGCTGCCCGGCCTCGTCGCGAAGGGCGACGTGATCCGCTGCGAGGTTCGCCCGAGGCCTGGGGCGGCGTGGCGCCCGCTGTGGGAGATGTCCGTGGTGAAGCCGACACGCTCGATCTCGGGGCGCACGACGGAGCTGACGCTGCGGTCCCGGCTGCTGCCGGCGCAGCGCACCCGCCACAACTGGCGCTTCAAGAAGGGCAAGGCGAAGCCGCAGGGCTGGACCGCCGATCAGATCACCCGCAGCGCGTGCCGACGCTTCGGCGTCAAGATCGGCGAGCTGCCGCGCGGGCGCCATCGGATCACGAAGCTCGTCGACAAGTCCGCGTCGGTCGTCGAGATCGTCACGGCGGCGTGGCGCGAGGAGCGCGAGTCGACCGGCCGGCGCTTCGACGTGTCGATCGCTCGCGGCCGGATCGACGTCCGCGAGGTCCGGCGCCCGCGCTACATGCTGCTGATGGGCGCGTCGCTGCACGAGGCGGTGCTCTCGGAGGGCGTGTCGTCGAAGTTCGCGTCGGCGGTCGTCGTGACGTCCACCGCGAAGGGCAAGGGGTCCAAGAAGCGGCGGAAGGTCCGCGCCGTCGTCGTCGATCGCGCCCGCGTGCGCCGCTACGGCTACGTGCGGCGCCACGTGAACAAGTCCGGCCTCGCGACGATCGCCGCCGCGCGGCGCTGGGGCAAGCAGTGGCTCGCGCGGACGGCCCAGCCCTGGACGCAGATCACGCTCACGCACCCCGGTATCCCGTGGGTCGGTCGCGGCGACGGCGTTCGCCTCAACCTGCCCGCCGAGCTGCTGACCGCCGACGTCTACATCCTCAGTGCCAGCCACCGCGTTGACTACGGTGCGTACACGATGGAACTCGTCGCCACGGTCACGGACCCCTACAAGAAGGACGAGCGCGCCGCCCGCGTGAAGCGCCGCAAGGCCGCCGCAGCGCGCGCCCGAGGCCGCAACGCGAAGCGCTCTCGCGAACGGGTGGCGCCGAAGAAGGCCGCGGTGCGCTCGTGAGGTGGGGGAACACGACGATCGGTCCCGACGTCCTGTCGCTGCCCGGCGACCGGCTGCTGCTGCTCGACGTCGGCGGCGTGCTCGACGGGCCGCTCGTCGTCGGATCGCTCCTCGCGCACCTCGACGGCCTCGGCGCCGGCAGCGGCCAGCAGGTTCTCCGCCCCGTCGTCATGGAGAGCGGCCGACCGGAGACGCTCGCGATCGGCGACGAGGTCGTCATCGACGAGGGCCAGGCCGCAGGCTGGGTGCACCTCCTGTTCGACGCGCCGCCGCGCCTGAGCGCCGGCGCGGAGCCCCGCCTCGGTCTGCTGTCTGGAAGCGCGAGCAACCTCGCGCGCCTCGCCGTCGACAACGGCGCGCCGGCGGGCGCGACCGTCCGCTACGTGTCGCCGTACAGCGCGCCCGAGGTCGGCGCGATCGACGCCGACCTTCTCACGCTCGCGTCCGTCCTCGCCGTCGCCGTCGAGCCGTGGACGCCGCCCTCCGCGATCACCGAGGACGAGCTGGCCGACCTGCCGATCGACGTCGTCCAGGCGACGCTCACCGGCGGCGCGGTCGACGTCGTCGAGGCCGCCGCGTGCGGCTGGCACTACTCCAACGAGTCGCCGCCGCCCCCCGCGAGCGCGATCGTTCGCACCGGCGGACCCCTCGAGCAGCTCGTCGGCCAGCGCGTCCGGCTGACCGCGGCGACGCCGGCGGGGCCCGCAGCCGTCGGTGTCGTCGTGGTGGACGAGCAGCCCTTCGACGTCCTCGACGAGGACCTCTCCATCGCCCGCGACGCGTTCATGCGCCTCGGCGGGCTGTGGGCGGACACCTTGACCGTCCGCGTAGAGGTGCTCGGCTGATGGCCGCCCCCGAGATCCGCAAGCTCGCCGGCGCGATGCGCCGCTCGGCGAAGCGCGAGGCCGACCGCCGCGGCTCCGGCCGCTACGAGGGCGTCGTCGAGCACGTCGACCCCCTGCGCGTCGATGTGCTCGGGCTCGACGGGGATCTCGACGACGACGACATCACGATCGGCAACGCCCTCGCCGCGCACCTCGACGACGAGCCGCTCGAGGTCGACGACATCCTCGTGCTCGTCGAGGACGCCGACGGCGACTACACCGCCGTGGAGGTGATCCGCGACTGATGGCCGAGCTCGTCGAGAACGAGGGCTTCGACATCATCCCCGCCGAGGCCGAGCCGCCCGAGGGCGACGACGAGCTCGCGCTACAGGAGGAACTCGTCTCGACGGAGGCCGACGCACCGGCCGCACCGGCGCCGCCCGTCGTCGGCCGCACGTACGCGCTCGACATCGACGCCGGCCGACTGCTGCCGGAGGGCCGCGCGCCCGCGTCGATCCAGGGACCTGCAGCGATGCGCCAGGCCGTCGAGAAGGCGCTGCGCACCTCGCGCGGGTCCGCGGCCGTCCAGGGCGACGACTACGGCCGCGAGGACGCCGACCGCGACGTTGAGGGCCAGCCGTTCGACGACGCAGCGTTCGCCGACAACGAGGAGCGCATCCGCGACGCCCTGCTCGCGCTGCCGTGGGTTCTCGCCGTCCAGGACTTCGATGTCGTCGAGGAGCCCGAGGACACGGCTACCGGCGCGGTCGTAACCTTCCGCGTGGTGCCCGAGGGCGACGACGAGCCGCTCGACTTCGATCGCTTCCCGCTGCCCACCCCGTAGGAGGACGAATGGCGACGCCCGACGATCCCGACCGGCCGACGCTCAGCGGCGAGGACCTCGACCGCATCCGCGCGAGGCTGGCGGCGCGCGTCAACCTCGGCCTCGACCCGGCCAGCCCGGCGTGGCTCGACGCGATCGCCGGCTCGATCTTCGGCGACCTTGAGGGCCCCGCCGCGCTCGAGGTCGACCAGCTCTACGACTTCGCCGACGTGATCGCCCGAGCCGTCATCCCCTCGACGGCGTTCGGCGTCTACCTCGACGAGTGGGCCGAGTCGCTCGGGCTCGAGCGCAAGGACGAGGCGTACGCCGGCGGCGCGGTTACGTTCACCGGGGCGCCCGGCGCGATCATCGCGCCCGGCCAGCAGGTCACGACGACCGCCATCGGTCCCGACGGCGACCCGATCGCCTTCCAGGTCGTCGAGGGCGGCACGATCGGCGGCGGCGGCGCCCTCGACCTCGTCGTGCTCGCGGTCGCCGCCGGAGCGGCCGGGAACGTCTCCGCCGCGACGGTCACGATCCCGAGCCCGGCCGTCGAGGACGTCACGGCCGTCTCCAACCCGGCCGCCATGACCGGCGGCGCCGACGTCGAGGACGACGAGCAGCTCCACCGCCGCGTGGACGGCGCCCTCAGCGGCAGCGTCGGAGCGGGCAACATCTCCGATTACGAGCGGTGGGGCTTGGCCTATCCCGGCGTCGGATTCGTGACGGTCCGCCCGGTCGCGCGTGGCCCGGGCACCGTGGATGTCTACGTCACCGACATCGACAACGCGCCTATGCCGAGCCCGGCCGTAGATGGCCTGCAGGCGCAGCTCGACCCCGTGGCCGGGCAGGGCCTCGGCCTCGCGCCGATCGGCCACGACGTGCTCGTGCTCACGCCCGACAGCTTCATCGCCGCCATCGTCGCGGAGATCCAGCACGACACCGGCTACACGCTCGACGGCGCCGGCGGTACGCGCGCGACGCAAGCAGCGATCGAGGCGGCGATCCGCCTCTACATCGACGGCCTCGCCGTTGGCGCCGACATCGTGCGCAACAAGGTCGTCGGAGTGATCGTCGGGGTGCGCGGCGTCGCGAACGTCACGACCTCGGGCGGAACCTCGCTCACGATCAACGCGTCGACCGCCGACACGATCGTCGTTCCCGCCGACGAGGTTGCCGTGTCCGGCGCGATCACGCTGACCTGATGGCAACGCTCAGCGATACCGCGGCGGTCCTGTTTGACCACCTCCCCTCGACGTACGGCACGGACCGCGACGACGTCGACCCGATCGTCGCGCGGTGGCTCGAGGCGCTCGCCTTCGAGCTCGACCGCGTCCGCGCACTGGTGATGGCGCTGCGCGCCACCACCATCCCGTCCGCGGCCGACGACACCGTTGGCTCGCTGAGCCGCTGGGAGGGTCAGATGCGGCTTCCCGTCGCTCCGGCGGGCCAGACCGTCGCGCAGCGCCGCGCGCAGCTCGTCGGCGCGATCCTGAGCCGACGCGTCGCGCGGGGCTCGGACTGGACGGCCAGCATGACGAAGGTCGTGGGGTCAGCGGACTGGACGCCGATGGAGCACACGGGACCGAACGAGCTGACGATCGCGATCCCCTACGACGCCGGGACGACGAAGGCGGGGCAGATCGCCGCGCACGCCCGCCGCATCACGCCGGCGAACCAGCAGATCATCTTCCAGCACACAGGCGGTTTCGTTGTCGGCGCGTCGCAGGTCGGCGACACCCTGTAGCGAGGACGCCTCGCTATGAGGCGGCGTTAGGCTACGCGGCGTGACCCAGCACGTACCGCTCGCAGCCGGAGACATCGCCGTGGAGGCGTTTTTCGACGCCGTCCAAGAGATGCTCTCCGGGCTCGCCGTGAACTTCGAGGTCGTGCTGCTCAACAGCACGACCGTCGCCGTGCCAGCCGGCGTCGCCGCGTCGCAGGTTTCCGTCGCGATCGAGGGGCAGTACCGCTGGATCACGGTGCAGATCACGCGGGCGCATCCCGGTGGCGCGGCCGGGGTGTACGACCTCTACGTCACGGCGGCGGCGAACGATCCCGTCAGCGGCGCGCCCGCCGGAAACGACTTCTCGTTCGCGCTCGCCATCGTCCCGACGAACACCCTGCCCGCCGGCGTCGCCATCGCCCGGAAGATGCGCCGGCTGCAGTGGAGCGGGACGGAGATCACGCGGATCGACCGCCTCGACATCGAGCCCCCGCTGCGCCCCCCGCTCGTGACCGCTCTGCCCCTCCTGCAGCCCGTCGGCACCGAAATCGACCTTCAGACGGCCGCGATGGCGTCGGCGGGCGCCGGCCCGTGGCGCTACCGCCGCAACGCGGGCGGCTGGTCGGTCGTGAGCGCAGGCGCGGCCTGGGCGTCGCACCGCGACAGCCAAGACGTCCTCGTGGGTCCTGCCGCGGGCGCATGGACCGGGTTCGGTAGCGACCCGTCGGTAGTGGCGCCGATTGATGGTCACTACCGCGTCCATAGCGTCGCGCAGTTCCGCAACAACTTGGGCGCGCTCGGTGTTGAGATGGGGGTGCGCGTCGGCGCGGTCGATCCCTCGGGCCTGAACGGGACCGCGATGGGGCAGATACCCGCGGCAGACCAGTGGTGCTCACTGAGCCATGTGCGCACGCTGCTATCGGTCCCGGCCGGCACGACGCTGAGCCAGCGCGTTCGATTCGCGGGCGCTACCGGCGTCGTCACGCGCATCGGCGCGGCCCTGATCGTCTCGCCGCTGCAGGCCTGAGTTGGCAACCATGCCCGCCTTCGGGCACCTTGGCCGCCCCGAGTGGGAGTAGGCTTCCCGGTCAATGCCGACCATCGTGAACGGCCGACCCCTCGGCGTCGCACAGAACGGCGTCTTCACCGAGGCGAACACAGACCCGATCCCCGGCGGACGGCTCTGGCCCGAGGCGGCGCTGACGTGGCTCGCGATGCGCGCCGAGTTCATCGCAGACGGCGGCAACCCCGACCACTTCCGGCCCGGCGGCCCGGCCTCGAGCGCCCGGTCGATCGGCCAGCAGCAGCACTTCTGGAGGAGCCAGCCGCCGCCCGCCGCCCGCCCGGGCACGAGCAACCACGGGTGGGCGATCGCCGTCGACATCCCGTTCGCGGACGCGCAGGCGTGGCTCATGCGCAACTGCCAGCGCTTCGGGTGGTCGCACGACGAGGGCGCCCGCGTCGGCGAGGCGTGGCACTACCGCTACGTCGGCGCGTCGCCGGCGCTGCTGCGCAAGCTCAAGCGCGACCCGCTCGCCGGCTACACCGCGAGCGAGAAGCGCTGGGTCAAGGAGTACGACCGCCTCAAGCGCGCGGACCGCGACGCAGCTCGCCGGCGCGTGCTCGTGCACGTCATGCGCGAGCAGCGCAAGCGCATCTGGAAGGCCGCGCAGCCGAAGGCGCGCGGCGGGGACGGGAAGGGCTGGACGAAGACGCGCCGGCGGCGCTACACGTCGCTGCAGGCGCGCACCACATAGGCACCACAACGGAGGGCACCACATGCTGAAGGCATTCGCAGGCGCGCGGCCGGACATCACGCCGGCCCAAACCACGGCGATCATCGCGGCCGTCGCGCAGTTCCTTCGCGCGTTCGGGATCTACGACGTGTCGCCCGAGCAGCAGGACGCGCTCAACGTCGCGTGCGGGCTGCTGCTCGCCGTCGTCCTGGGCGACGTCGGGATCCGCGCCGCCCGCAACTCCGCCGACGCGAAGCGCGACGTCGCCGCGCTGACCGCCGCGCCGCACCCGCCGATGAGCGACCCGCCCGAGGACCCCGAGCACGACGAGCTCATGGCCGAGGGAGAGGACCTCCCCGGCGACGCCGAGGAGTTCGCCGCGCAGCCCGACCAGGCGTCGCGCGTCACCCCCGACGAGCCGCCCGCATGAACCGCAAGCTCTCCGACGCGGGCGCGCACCTGATCGAGTCCTTCGAGGGGTTCAGCTCCAAGCCCTACTGGGACGACGATGGCGGCGTCTGGACGATCGGGTTCGGCAGCACCAAGGGCGTTCGCAAGGACTCGCCGCACATCACGCGCCAGCAGGCCCACGACCGCCTCATGCGCGAGGTCGACGCGACGTACGGCGCCGCGATCAACGCCCTCGGGCTGCCGCTCTCGCAGCCGCAGTTCGACGCGCTGACGAGCTTCGTCTACAACGTCGGGCCGGGCGGCGTCGCGACCTCGACGGGCGTCGGCCGGGCGCTGCGCGCCCGCGACTGGCGGACGGCCGCGGACCGCCTGCTCGACTGGGACAAGGCGGGCGGGCGCCGCCTGCTCGGGCTCACCCGTCGCCGCCGGGCCGAGCGGGCGCTGTTCCTGCGCACGCCGGCGGTCGATCCGCTCGCGGGATACCGGGCCGACGAGAAGCGCTGGATCCGCGAGTACGACGAGCTCAAGCGCGAGAACCGCAACGAGCGCCGCCGCGAGGTTCTGCGCTCGGTGATGACGACGCGCCGCAAGGCGATCTGGACCGCCGGCGAGAAGGCCGGCTGGGACGTCGCCAAGCGCCGCCAGCGCTACCGCAGCCTGCTCGCTCGCACGACCTGACCGCTCGGCGAAGCGTCCAGGTATCGGCGGTCTGCTGCTGTACGCTGACACGACGACGACGCACGGTTCCTCCGGTGCAAGGGGTTGCTTCGGCAAGGCCCGCGTCGTCGTCTCCGGTACGCGCCGGTCCCGTCGCCTTCGGGCGGCGGGACTAGCGCCCGCAGGTTCCCCGCGCTACGGTTGCCAGCGGCAACCCACCACCGGAGGACCGCATGCCCCCGAAGAACGCCGCCAAGACGCCGCCCGCTCAACGCGCCGCCCGCCCGAAGGCGAAGCCGAAGCCGAGGCCGCAGAGCGCGGCCGTCCCGCGCCGGAGCGGCGGCGCCGCTCGCCGACCGCCGGGCCGTGCCCGGCAGCTCCCCCCGCTGACGGCCGACCTCGTCGAGCACTTCGGCGGGCAGGACCGCGTCGACCTGATCGTCTCGGAGTGCGTGCCGCCCGACGCGACCGCTGGCGACGTGCTGCGGCTGCTGCTCGAGGCGCGCCGCCTTCGAGCCGACCCGCTGCGCCACGACGTCTACCTCGCGCGCGGCAGCTCCCGCGACGGCGCCGGCGTCGAGTACTCCGTCGCCGCTAGGCGCGACGCCCTGCTCGCGTTCGCCGAGCGCCAGGACGACTTCGAGGGCTTCGAGGCGGAGGCCGTCTACAAGGGCGACACGTTCGGCCGAGCCGAGCCGATCGCCGACGGCGACACGCTGCGCAAGCGCGCCGGCGTCACGCACACGACCGTCGGCGTGCCCGAGGACGCCGAGCGGCCCGTCGCCGCGTGGTGCATCGTCGCGCGCCGCAACCGGCCGCCCGTCGTCTTCGTCGCTCGAGCGGCCGAGTACATGGCCGCCGCCGACTTCGACGCGCTCGACCCCGACGACCCTCGCAAGCGCTACCCCGACCGCTGGCTCGTCAAGGTCGCGATGTGCTGGCCGCTGCGGATGGCCTTCGGCCTCAACGACGTCGTCGGCGCCGAGGAGCTGACGAAGCGCCCCGACCCGCTGCCCGACCTCGGCGAGCGCGCGGCACCCGCGATCTTCAAGGAGGGCCCGGTGGACGACCTCGACGCACGCATCCTCGACGCCTACACGCAGGCGCAGGCCCTCGACGCGCTGCTGTGGCCGCCCGCGAAGGTCAGCGCCCGCCTCGCTAGCGCCCGCGCGAAGGCCGCCGAGACGGGCGGCGATCCCGCGACGTTCGATGCTCTGCGCGACGAGCTCGCCGCAGAGATCGAGGTCGCCGTCGCCGCCGAGACCGCGCGCCGGCGCGACCCGCACGCGAACCGCCGGCGCCTCGCGGAGCTGCGCGCGTTCGACGCGTCGACGCTCGACGAGGACGACCTGCGCGGCTACCGCACGGAGCTGGCAGCGGTCGAGGCGATGGTCCAGGCTGACGAAGCCTCGGCGGCCACGGCGTAGAGTCGCCGCCATGCAACCCCTGCGCCGTGCGCTAGCGGCTCGTCGTGTGTGCTCGACCATCGCAGCGCGTCGAAAGCGCTCGTCGTGAGCAGGCGGCGTCCGGCGCGCTGTACGAAGGTCCGATATGGCAGCGTCGCGACGGCGAATGAGGCGCTTGACCGCATCGACGCCCAGCGACCTCGCACCGGCAAGCTTCCCGTGCGGGCGTACCAGTGCCCGGTCTGCAAGGGGTGGCATCTGACCTCATCCGTCACTGGTTACGAGCGGCGGCGGGCGTCATGACGTGCCTGCTCACGATCCTGCTCGTCGCGTTCTTCGTGGCCTTGTTCTTTCTCGGCGAGTGCATCCTCAGCGGTGGGGGCGGTCATCCACCCCCGCGCAACCCTCCGCCGCCAAGGGGCCACATTCCGCCGCCTCCGCCTCCGCCACGGAAGGACGACTAGATGTCTGCTTTGCAACGGGACGAACGGCCGGCGGTTCCGTACCCGACGGCGCTGCTGCACTTCCCGGTGCTGCGCCAGTCGACGCTCGCCGGCTTCGCGGACTGCCAGCTCGCCGCAGGCTTCGGTCTGCGGATGGCGATCCCGAAGCCGGGGACGCAGGCGCTCCACACGAGCGGCTTCACGACGCACCGCCAGGCCGCGGGCCGGTTGATCCACGCGACGATCGCCGCGGCGCTCCGCCACATGGTCGAGCGGACCGAGGAGGCGATCGCGCCCGAGATCGTCCTCGACCTGTGGGACCGCGTCGTGCGCCAGGCCGACGCGCCCGTCGAGGACACGTTCGCGCTCCCCGCGCACGAGGACGCGCTCGCGCGCCGAACGCTGCGCAAGTGGGCGCGCGACAACTCGTTCACGATCGCCGAGATATACGGCGTCGAGGAGCGGCTGCAGGCCGTCATCACGTACCCCGACGGAGCGGGCGGCGTCGTCGAGCGGACGCTGACCGGCCAGCTCGACCTCCTGCTCGTCGACCCGAGCGGCGCGCACGCGACCGTGCCCGACTGGAAGGACACGTGGAAGCTCCCGACGAAGAAGGGCGCCGAAGCTGACCTCGACGACTTCGACGACGAGGCGGAGGACGTCGGCGACGACACGCTCAGCCTCGAGGGCTACTTCCAGCAGCGCTTCTACGCGCTGCTGATCTTCCTCTGCCTGCCCGCCGTGCAGTCGGTCACGCTGCGCGAGTTCTACGTCCGGCGGTCCAAGCCGCGCGAGGCGACGATCTGGCGGCACGAGCTGCCGAACCTCGTCGCGTACTTCTCGGCGACGGCGGAGCGCTTCGACCGCTGCTACGAGACGGCGATCATCACGCGCCGCGGCCGCGTGCGCCGGCGCGTCCTCGCGACCGTCGCGCAGTGGGGCGAGCCGAGCCCCGGCGCGCACTGCTCCTACTGCCCCGGCGCGATGGACTGCCCCGTCCCGCCCGAGGCGCGCGAGGCCGGGATGATCACCTCGCCGGCGGAGGCGCAAACCATCGCCGGGATCCTCATCCGCGCCAAGCGCGTCGTCAAGATGACCGAGGCGAGCCTGCGCACCTGGGCGGACCGCGAGGGCCCGGTCCGCGTGAAGGACGCGAAGCGCGACCGCTTCTTTGGCTACGTCGAGGCCGAGCGCGTCGAGCGGCCCTCGCTCAAGAAGCTCAACGAGGCGATGCTCGCCGGACGCGATCCCCGCACGCTCTACCGGGCGAAGACGCATACCCGGTTCGCCGACTTCAGCCCCGACGATCAGGTCAACCGCGAGATCAGCGACGAGGACACCGTCGCGATGTTTGAGGCCGCGGTCGAGCAGGCGAAGGCGAAGCGGCGTCGAAGGTCGGCGGCGTGAAGCGCGGGAAGGGCCTATCGCACGATCCGGCGCGCGCCGCTGAGCGCCGCCAGCGCCGCGAGGCGCGCAGGGCAGCCGAACCCCCACGCCCAGAGGACGCAGCCCGAGAGGCGCGCCGCGCGGCACGCGAGGCGCCCCAATCCGCGACCGACCACGACCGCGACGGCGCCCGCGAGTGGAACCGGGCGGCTCGGCGCGCCGGCTGCGCCATGTGCCGCCACCGCCCGCCGGCGGCGTGGGTCCGCCGCGAGCGCGCCGCCGACCTCGCCCGCATAGACGGCCACCACTGCATCCCGAAGCAGGACCTCAAGCGCTGGGGGCTGTTCTCGCGGCTGTGGGACCTCGCGAACATGCTGCCGCTCTGCCGCTACCACCACTTCCGCCACGAGGACGCGTACGAGCGCGTCCCGCGCGAGCTGCTGCCGCCCGAGGCGTTCGCGTTCGCCGACGAGATCGGCGCCCGGTACGTGCTCGAGGACGACCGCGTCTACCCCGTGGCGGCGTGAGCGGCGCCGGAACTTGCCGCAGGGTGCGGGGCGACGCTCGCAGCTTGAGCGCGCGTCGTGCTACGACCGGACTACCTGACCGCTCGGCGCCGGGGACGCCGACGGCCGAACACTGACTCCCCGCTGGAGGTCGCATGGCAGACGACGAAAGCAAGTCGATTCGAGAGATGGCCGAGGCCGACGCCGACGCCGCAGACGACGCCGAGCTGTTCCCCCTCGGCTCGCTCGAGGGCGACGAGACGACGCTCGCCCAGCTCATCAAGCCCGGCCATACCGTCGAGGTGACGGTCTCGATGGGCACCGCCGAGGTGCCGTCGCCTCGCGGCGGCCTGCTCGACCCCGCCAACGAGGGGATGGTGCTCGTCACGTTCGAGGTCGCCGGCTACACGCCGGTGCCGGTGCGCAGGGGCGATCGCGTCAGCGGCAAGGAGATCACCGGCTGGAAGCTCCGGCAGAACCTCCGCCCGATCCACGTCGAACGGGTGCAGGGCGAGGCCGGCGCGATCGAGGCGGCGTTCGCCGACCTGCTGCGCGCCGACGAGGCCGCGGCCTCGTCGCTGCTCGACCGGATGCGCGACCGCGCAGACAAGGCGCTCGGCGCCCCCGTCTGATCGCAGAAGCACGAACGGCGCCGGGGAGGGCGCCGCTCGTTCGGAGAAGCCACATGACTATGGCCCGCCGGACTGTATTACGTCCGGCGGGCGGAAAAGGAGAGCCCGATGGATCCACCTAAGCCGCCCGACCCGTGGGCGTTTCAGCGCTGGGCGTTCGCGACGACCGTCGGCAATCCGGTCCGCAAGGCCGTGCTGTCGATGCTGGCGATGATGGCCGACAGCTCGAGCGGTAGATGCGAAGCCAAGCAGGCGACGCTCGCCGCGGGCGTCGAGGCCGGCGAGCGCGCCGTGCGCGGGCACCTTCGAGCGCTTGAGCAGGCCGAGGTCATCGCACGGAGGCCGCAGCGCCGGCTGGACGGCAGCCGCCGCGGGGATGAGTTTCTGCTGCTGGCGCCCTGGATCACCGAGTGGCCCGACGGCGAGACGATCATGCGGCACGAGGTGCCGCATGATCCACCCGGCACGGATCGACCGGGCCACCCGGCACAGATCGACCCCGCAGTAACGACCTCTTCTCCGAACGGCCACGCTAAGGCGTCTGGAGGCGCGCGCCCGGACGCGTTTCCCGACGACCTGCCCGAGGCGCTGCACGAGCCCGCGGTCGCCGCCGGGCGGATCCTCAAGGGCGTCGCCGTCGAGCGCGGCCAGGCGAAGCCCGTCACCCGCCTCACCGTCGGCCACGCGGTGCTGACGTACCCCGACCGCGACCACGTGCAGGTCGCCCGAGAGGTCGAGGCGTGGATGCTGCACGGCCGCGGGGCGCAGCGGTCCTGCCGCGACGTCGTCGCTCGCTTCCGCAACTTCCTGAGCAACGCCGAGCCGCGGCCAGGCCCACCGATCGCCGGTTCCGCCGCGCCGCGCGGCGCACCGTCCACCGGATCGGGCAGACTTCGGGCTATGGCTGCCGAACTGCGAGACGAGTAGATGCCCGCCGTGGCCGACCGCGAGCGGATGGCCCGCGCCCTTGAGCTCGTCGCGCTCGTCGAGGAGAGCTTCCCGGCCGCGCGCTTCAACGACGAGCACCGCAAGCGCTACGCCGCCGACGTCGTGCACCTGGACCCCGACGAGGCCGTGGCGGCCGTCGAGGTCCTCAAGCGCACGCCCGGCCGGGACGGCCGGGCGCCCGAGTTCCCGCCGCCCGCCGGCGACGTCTGCCGCGAGGTCGCGCGGCTGCAGGTCGACGCCCCGGACTGGGGCGAGGTCAAGCGCCAGCTCGTGAAGCGCTGGGAGGCGACGATCGAGGCGCGCGAGCGGCCCGACGGCTGGACGTGCCCGCACGACCGCTGCGACGGCTCGGGGATCGTGCACCACGACGAGAAGAACGACTCGTGGCCGTGCGAGTGCCGCGCCGCGATGATCGCCGCGCGCCGGCTCGCCGATCCGCTGCACCCGCTGCTGCGCGAGTTCATCGACGAGGGCTACGTGACGTGGACCGAGGTCGAGGCGGTCGGCCGCGGCATGGCGACGACGCTTGAGTCGCAGATGCGCGCGAAGTGGGAGGCGTTCGCCCGGCAGGCCGTCGAGTCGCGCGCGATCGCCTCGCTCGACGGCCCGCCGACGCTCCGCCGCCTCGAGCGCGCCCGCGACGAGGACGGGCTGCGCAGCGGCCACGAGCCCCGACGGCTCGGCGCCGCGGTCGACGGCGTCGTCGCGGCGCTCACCAGCGGCTCGTGAACCCCGACCGCATCCGCCACTGGGAGGACGACGCGCCGGCCGTCGCGATCTGTGTGTGCGGCGGGTCGCTCATGCTCGTCGAGGACGATCCGCCGCTACCGATCGAGGCGCAGTGCGCGAAGTGCGGCGAGCTGACCGGCGTATCGCGCGACGCGGCGCAGCTCGTCGGTCCGGCGGGGGGAACGCCCGAGGACCTCGGGTTCTGATCGTGCCCGACACGCTGCCGGGCGTCGCGCTGCCCCCGCTGACCTGCCGCCTCCCCGACAACGTGTGGGGGCTCGACCTGTCGACGCGCCGGATCGCGCTCGGCGTCGTCCAGGGCGCCGGGCCGCACCGCCAACCCGAGGTCGGATGGTTCTCGCTTGAGATCGTGCAGCACGAGGGCGGAGCGTCGCGGCTCGCCGGCCTGCTCGACGCCCTCGTGCCGTTCGTGCAGCGGATCGCGACGGCCGCGCCGCCGGCGGCGATCCTCGCCGAGCAGCCCTACGGGCAGGGCAAGGCGCGCCCGCACCCGCAGAGCTACTACGTCGTCGGCGTCGCCCTCGCCGTGCTCGCCCGCGAGTTCCCGCTCGCCGACGTCCAGATGGTCGAGCCGACGAGCTGGAAGGCCGACGCGCTCGGCGCCGGCGCCGGCTTCGCGAAGAAGCCGCGGATCCTGCGCTGGGCGCAGACGACGCTCGACTACACCGGCGACTGCCCAAAGTGCCACGGCCTCGGCAACGCGAAGTGCGACCACGCGTGCCGCGCCCACGACGAGGCCGACTGCCTCGGCGTCGCGACGTGCGCCGCGATCAGATGGTGCAGGGACCGTCGCCTGCGCTAGGCTGTGCGGCGCAACCCCTCGACCCCCCGGAGCCCTCATGGACACACTGATCGCCTACGTCCTCGCCTACGGCGCCCCGCTCGCGTACTTCGCCGGCGGGCTGCTCGCCGTCGTCGCGACCCGCGCCCTGTACGAGCACGCCCTCGTCGTCCAGGCGCAGCGCCGCGCGCGCCGCCGCTCGCAGCGCCGCCGGGGGTTCGTGCTGTGAGCCTCACCGACGAGCAGATCGCCGACGCGCTGGGGGCGCTCGAGGACGGCGCCGTGCTCGTGCGCCCCGGCGATCTGCTCGGGCCGGGCGACGCCGCCGCGATCATCGGCGTCGACCGCTCAACGGTCAGCCGGTGGATCCGCGAGGGCTACATGCCCGAGCCGCTGCAGGTCCTCATGCTGCGCGGCGCGAAGGGCGTCCCGGTCTGGACGCGCCCGACGATCACGAAGTTCGCCGCCGAGCACCACGGGCGCTCCGACGCCGCCGGCCGCCGCCCCCTCGGAACCGCGCAGCGCTGACGATCACCGCGGCATGCTGGATAGGCTTATTGTCGATGCCACGCGTACCGCGAGCGCCGGACCCGCCTCCGGCGATGAGCTACTTCGACGTGCTCGGCCACCGCTTCTACACGCAGCGCAAACCCAGCGAGCCGGCCGGACCCGTGAGCATCTCTCTGCTGCTGACGATCATCGGCCTGATGGTCACCGCGTTCCACGAGCTGACGTACCGCCAGACCGGCGGCGGCGAGTTCCCGGTGCTGCACGTGCTCTCGCACGCAGGCGGCGACATGCTGATGCTGCTCGGGATCCTGATCGCGTCGGTTGCGATCGCGCAGCTTGTCAACGTGCGGGGAGTTCGATGAGGCCGGATAACACGATGCGCTCAGTGCTGCTGGCGCTGGGCATCACGTTCGTGACGCTCGGCTCGGTGTTCACGATCTCGCCCGAGCTGCTCGAGCACTCGCCCGTCGGCTTCGAGCAGCGCGGCGCCGTCCATCACATCTGGCACTACATGATCCTGATCGGCGGCCTGTCGCTGCTGATCGGCCTGCTGATGCCCGACCGCGCGTTTGAGAGGATCGGACTCGTCGGGTGCGGGCTTCCCGTGCTGCTGAACCTCGCCGCCGCCATGCTCGCCGACGATGAGAGCTTCAACACAAGCCTGAGCCCGAGCGTGTCCGGGATCGGCATCGCCCTGCGCGTCGTCGTCCTAGCCCTGATCGTGGTTCGCTTACGCGAGATGCGGGAGGACCGATGAATGGAAACGCTGTCCGCCGCCGAGAGGGCCTGGATCTGGCTGGCCCGGCTGCTCGGCGGGTCGATGTTCGTGTACTCGATGGTGGCGCTCGGGGGGGACGTGCCGACGCCGGCCTACGCTGTGATCGGGGGGCTGCTGGGCGGCGGGTTCGTCTACAAGGCGCAGAAGAAGGCACGAGCGGAGGAGGCCGCCTCGTGACGCGGTTCGTCCGTCGCAACATGTTCGTGCTGTGGGTGGTCATGGTGACGGGCGCCACGCTGATCTTGGCGATCATTGAGGCGGTGTCCCGATGAGCGAGGGCGAGGGCGAGGGCGAGCGCGGACGCGACGGAGCGACGGGCGCCGAGGGACGTGCCGGAACCACGGGCCGCGAGGGGTCCACCGGATCCACGGGCGCGGAGGGGTCCACGGGCGGGGAGGGCCCGCGGGGCGCCGCGGGCGCAAGGGGCGAGCGAGGGCGCGAGGGCGTCACGGGCGCCGAGGGTCGCGCCGGCACGACGGGCGCGGAGGGCCACATCGGCGCCACGGGCGAGGCGGGAGCAGCCGGCGCGCAGGGTCCGCGCGGACGCTACGGCGCCGCCGGCTTCCTGATCCTGATGACGTTCTGCTTCGCCGGTTTCTTGGCGGTCGATAGGCAGGGCGCTCGCAGCGTCCAGGCCGACCGCGACGGCTGCGAAGACGTCAACGTGCTGCGCGTCAACCAGGCGAGGAACTACCTCGCCGATATCCGCCAGACCGAGCGGGCCCTGCGCGGCGAGCTCGGCCCGCTCAGGCAGTTTCGCGGGCAGGCGCAGCGCGGCGTGACGCGCCGCAAGGATTCCCTGCGCCGGCTGCGCGAATCGGTGCAGGAGCACCCGCTGCAGGGCAAGGCGGCGCTGCTCTACCCGAGGGACGAGCGCCGGTATCGCATCGATTGCGTCCGCGCCTACCCCGGATGATCGCCCACGCGGGGCACTGGCTCACCGAGGCGTTGTTCGTCGTGCCGCTCGTGCTGCTCGGCGTTGCGCTGTGGGCCACGCGGCGTTGAGTTGCCGATGACGACCCGCGCGCGCTAGGCTCGCCCTCCGCCCTGTCCGCTACAGTGTGCGGCGCAACCCCTACGGCTTCGGAGGCCACCACATGCGCGCAGTGTCCAGGACCACCCTCGCCCTCGGCGACCTGCTCGAGATCCCGATCGGCGTCGTCGCCGCGACCGGCACGGACGACATCACGTTCGACACGGCCGCGCCCGACGGCGCCCCCCGCGTCCAGCAGTACGTCCACCCCGACCGCTCGCGCACGCTCTACGCGCCGCCGCCGGGCGTCAACCTCGACGAGCTCGACGACGACGCGTTCGAGGCGCTGCAGATCGGCGATCTCACAGCGGTCGAGGTGCCCGAGGTCCTCGACGAGTCGATCAAGGGCAAGCGCGTCGGCGACACGTTCCGCGTCGTCCCGCCGTCGGAGATCGAGTACGCGACCGCTGCGACGAAGCTCGACCGCGTCGAGCTGCTCGAGGTCATCGACTACCGCAAGGTCCCGACCGACCGGCTCGCCGGCGCGTTCTGGCTGCAGCCCGATCCCGGCTTCGAGCGGCCGTTCCGCACGCTCATGGTCGCGATGCGACGCGACGGCAACGCCCTGCTCGTCAAGTGGGCCGCGAAGTCCAGGCAGCGCCTCGGCGTGATCCGCGTCCGGTCGACGCCCGAGGGCGACGCGCTCATGCTCAACGACGTCACGTTCGCCGCGAACCTTCGACCCGCCAGCGATCAGGTCCTCGCAGCCGCGAGCGTCGAGGCCCTCGACGAGCGCGCGGTGACCGCCGCGTGCGCGATCCTCGCCGACCTGCACGGCACCGGCGAGGCGCTCGCGACCGCCCGCGACGACCTGCCGGAGCTGCTGACTAAGATCGTCGAGCACGCCCACGAGGGCATCTACGACGACCCCGCGCGCGTGCTGGAGCTCGCCGCGACCTTCGGCGACGGGCTGGACGAGCGCCACGACCGGCTCGTGCTGTGGGCCGAGGCGCGCTGGCCCGAGCTGGCCGACAAGCGCGAGGAGGTCGAGCGCGTCATCGCGGACGGCGGGGAGGACGTGGGCGAGAAGCTCGCTGCGATCGTCGGCTGACGCCGATGCTCGCGCTAGTCCTGCTGTCGGTCCGCTGCCTCGCGTGCCGCCTGCCGTGGGTCGACACCGCCGACGCACACGAGCACGCGTCCGGCTGCCCGTACTGCGGGCACGCGTGGACGGAGGCGCACGCTCATGCCTGACCGCCTCCAACTCGTCGGCGGCCCGCTCGACGGCCACGAGATCACGAAGCCCGCCGGAAAGTACGCGTGGGTGCGCGGCACCGTATCGGCGCTCCCGTCGCTGCGCGTCCACGACAGCTACAGCCGGCTGCGGCTGCTGCCCGGCGCGAAGGCGCGGTTCCTGCGCGGCGCCGCCGCCTCAAGCAGACCACGCGACGGAGCGGCGCTCTACGAGGACGTCGGCGGCGTCCTGCTGTACGCCGGCCATCGCGTCACGCTCTGCCGCGACTGCGGCGCGTACCACGGCAAGTGCGAAGGAGGCCGCGAGAAGCGTCGCTGCGCGTTCGGGGACAGCGGATGACCGGCAAGGCGCACGGTGCCCGCGAGCGCGAGCAGGACGGGCTTTACATGGACGACGTTCTGCTGCTGCCGCGGGGCGACTGCGCAATATGGGTTGGTCGGGACTTCCCCAACCCCGAAAAGGTCCATGTGCGCGACTGCGTGATCCTCGTCGGGGCGTTCCACATCCGGCCGTTTCTGCGCCGGCGGCGCCTGCGGTGGCTTCGTGACCCCGTCGCCCGTCTCGACCGCTTGATCGCCGTCGACAAGGCGATGCGCTGGACGCTGTGACTGAGCGCTGGCGGGTCGAGCTCGGCGACTGCATTGCGGTCCTCGAGCGGATGCCCGCGGACTCCGTCGACGCCGTCGTGACCGATCCGCCCTACGGCCTTGAGTTCATGGGGCAGGCGTGGGATCGACCGTGGGCGGTCAGCTCGGAGGTTCCCGTCGGCTTCGCGGGCCGCGAGGGGTCGACGCTGCCATCGCACCGCGACGGGCGCAACGCGAACTGCCGGCGCTGCGGCGGCCGCGCCCGCGGCGAGAACCGCTGCGAGTGCCCGGAGCCCGCGTGGGACCGCGCGCCGGCGCAGGACATGCGCGACTTCCAGGCGTGGTGCGAGGTATGGGCGCGCGCCTGCTGGCGCGTCCTCAAGCCCGGCGGAATGCTCCTAGCATTCGGCGGCACCCGCACCGCGCACCGCCTCGCGTGCGGCATCGAGGACGCGGGCTTCGAGATCCGCGACCGAGTACTCACGCTCAACGGGCACGTCCTCGGCGCCGAGGTCGATTGGATCTACGGCTCGGGCTGGCCGAAGTCGCGGAACATCGGCAAGGCGATCGACGCGCGCGCCGGCGCCGAGCGCGAGGTCATCGGCACGAAGGTCGGGCAGCCCGGCTACAGCCTCGCCGAGTCGAAGGGCGGCGCCGTCTACGGCGACGGCATCGGCGGCACCGGCGATCCCGAGCGCGAGGCCGAGATAACCGCGCCCGCGACCCCCGAGGCCGCGAAGTGGGAGGGCTGGGGCACCGCGCTCAAGCCCGCCCACGAGCCGATCATCGTCGCGCGCAAGCCGTGCCGCGGCACCGTCGAGGCGCAGGTCCTCGCGACCGGCACCGGCGCCCTCAACATCGACGCGTGCCGCATCGACTCGGGCCCCTCGCCGTCGGCCGAGCGTCGACAGGGCAGCGCCGCGCATCTCAACCGTCCCCACGGCGCCTCGGGCTGGACGGACCGGCAGAGCGCCGAGAACTACGCGACGACCAGGCCGGGCGAGCAGCTCGGGCGCTGGCCGGCGAACGTCTGCCTCGTGCACTCCCCCGACTGCGAGCGCGTCGGCGAGCGTCGCGTGCCCTCAAGCGTGACCGTGCGCCGTCACGTCGAGCCGGGCACCCCCGAGCCGGGCATCTTCCCGAAGCGCGCTATCGGCGGCGACGACGTGACCTTCGGCGACGGCGACGGCATGGAGACCGTCGAGGCGTGGGACTGCGCGCCCGGCTGCCCCGTCGCGCAGCTCAACCGCCTCTCCGGCGAGCTGTCAAGCGGCGACCCGACCGCCCACGGGGATCCCGCGCGGCGCAACGGCCAGAACACCTACATGGGCGAGTCCAGGCCGGAGGGCACGCCCCTCCTCGGCTACGGCGACCGCGGCGGCGCCTCCCGCTTCTACTACTCGGGCAAGGCGAGCCCCGTCGAGCGCGACGCCGGGCTGGAGGGCTTCGACGAGCGCGAGGCGGGTCAGTTTGAGGACGACGCCTACGCGTGGGCGACGGACGGCCGCGGCAACCCGCGCGCGGCGCCCGTCAGCAAGCGCAACATTCATCCCACCGTCAAGCCGATCGAGCTCATGCGCTGGCTCGTGCGCCTCGTCGCGCCGAAGGGCGCCGTCGTCCTGGACCCGTTCGCGGGCTCGGGCTCGACCGGCTGCGCCGCCGCGCTCGAGGGCGTCCGGTTCGTCGGGATCGAGCGCGACGAGGCGTTCGCGGCGATCGCGCGCGCCCGCGTCACGTTTTGGGCGGGGTTCCCCGTCGGCACGCCCGTCGCTCGCGTCCTCGCGGAGGAGAACGCGCGCCGGCGTGGAAGGGACGAAGCGCACGAGCGCCAGCGGGATGCCCGCGCCGCCGGCCAGCTCGACCTACTCGCGGGCGCCGGGGAGTAACCGCGATGGAAGACGACACGCAGGGGTTCGACGGGGACGGCGGCGGGTCGGAGCAGCGCAAGCGCTCCCCGATCGGCCGCGCGATCGCCGCGGCGCAGGCCGCGCTGGAGGAGGCGATCGAGGCGGAGGGCGGCAAGGTGCTGTGCGCCGTGATGATCGTCCACGCCGGCGGCGTGGCGCCCGACGGAGGGATCGACGCGTGCGCCGACGATGTCGACGGGCCGCAGAGCCCCGACGACCTGCTCGCGTTCGCGCTCAACGGCGTCGCATCGCTCGCCGACCGCTACGGCCTGCCGTTCGCCGTCATGGACGTGCCGACCACCGGGGGGCAGGGATGAGCAGCACAAAGATCGAGTGGGCGACCGACGTCTACAACGCGTTCACCGGCTGCGACCGCCTGTCGCCCGGCTGCGCGCACTGCTACGCCCTGGACTACGCGCTGCGACTCAAGGCGCAGGAGATCGGGCGCGCCGCGAAGATGATCGCCGACGGCAAGCCCGAGCCCGTCATGCGCTACCAGCACGACGGCGACCCGCGCACGAGCGGGCCCGGCTTCGGATTCACGGTGCACTGGGACAAGCTCGAGCGCCCGCCGCGCTTCAAGGCGGGCGCCCGCGTCTTCGTCAACTCCATGAGCGACGTGTTCCACGAGAACGCGCCGTGGGCCGCGCACCTCGCGCTGTGGCGCGTCTTCGCCGCACGCCCAGACGTGCATTGGCTCGTGCTCACCAAGCGCGCCGAGCGGATGCGCGACGTTGTAGATCAGCTCGGCTTCGCCGGCGGCTGGCCGGAGTGGCCGCTGCGCAACGTGTGGCTCGGCGTGTCGATCGAGAACCGCCGGTTCGTGCACCGCGCCGACGAGCTGCGCGACACCGCAGCAGCCGTGCGCTTCATCTCCGCCGAGCCGCTGCTCGGACCGCTGATCTATGACACCGCGATCATGGAGCCGAGCACGGGCAGCTACAACCCGTGCTGGCACGACGATCGATTGTCGCCCGGCCAGGAGTACCCGACCTCGACGCCGGAGCTCGACCTGGCCAGCATGGACTGGCTCATCGCCGGCGGCGAGTCGGGCAAGGGGCATCGCCGCCTCGACCTCGGGTGGATGCGCGCGCTACGCGACGAGTGCGCCGCGCAGGGCACGGCGCTGTTCGTCAAGCAGCTCGGCGGCCACCGGCCCGGCGACAGGCTCGAGGATCTCCCCGAGGATCTGCGGATCCGCGACTTCCCGGCCGTGTACGCGCGCCAACCCGCCGCGTAAGTCGAGTGGAGACCTCCAGCGGGTCTGCTACACTGTGCGGCGCAACCCCTTGTCGATCTAACGGAGGTCTCGCCGTGTCTGCCTCAACCACAGCCGTCCGCGTCCCCGGCTGGGAGCGCGTGCTCAACGCGTTCATGGCCGCGCCCGACCGCACCCTCACGAACGTGCAGCTCGGCGACGTCCCCGGCGTCCAAGCGTTCCACCAGCGCATCCAGGACATGCGGCGCTACGGCTACGTCGTGACCGAGGCCGTGCTCGTCAAGAAGGGCCGCTACGCCTACACCCTCGTGGGCGTCCGCGGCGACGAGGGCGTCTCCGACCTGCGACACGCCGACGCGCTGCCGCACCTTCACGACGAGGCGATCGACGCCGCGATCCGCGACGCCGAGGGCGCGATCGAGGCCAACCGCGAGGCGCTCGCCAAGCGCGAGCGGGCACCCATCCGCCCGCCCGCCCGCACCGTCGAGCAGTCGCGGATGGTCCGCGACGCCGTCGCGTCGCTGCAGGACGGCCTGCCCGAGGGCGTGCTCGCCGACCTCGGCGACGGCCGCGACGACCTGCTCTCGCTGGCGCACGCCGCCCGCGACGCGATGACCGTCTACAGCAGCAGCGTGGCGGCAGAGGTCATCTCCGCGCACCGCACCGCGCTCGTCGCCGTCCTCAACGTCCTCGGCGACCCGCCCCCGATCGAAAGCGCCGACATTCTCGTGGCGTGGGCGCAGGAGCGCCGCGACAGCATCGTCGCCGCTGAGATCGCGGCCGACCGCGCGGAGCGCCGCCCCGCCGCACGCGCGCCGCGCGCCGACCGCGCGCCGACCGGCCCGACGCTCATGCGCAAGGCGCTGGAGCACCACGAGCAGCCGATGCACTCCGCCAAGATCGCCGCATGGGTCATGGAGAACGGCGGCGCAGACGTCTACAAGGGCAAGACGCCGGCCGCGACGATGGCCGCTCAGCTCGCCACCAGCAACAAGGAGGAGGCGGAGTTCGTGAAGGTCGCGCCCGGCTGCTACGCCCTGCGCGAGTGGACCGGCAAGCACGACCAGTTCGGCGACCCCCTCCTCGACCTCGACCCGATCCGATGACCCTTGCGCTGCTGCCGCTCGCGTGCGTGTCGCCGACGGTCGTCGTCGTGCTCTGCCTCATCATCGCGTTCCTCGTGTTCATCGGCGCGACGGCATGACGCCCGCGAAGACGCTGAGGCTCGGCAAGGGGCTCGCGCTGCCCGTCGCGGCCGTGACCCGTACCGTCGCGGTCGTCGGGCAGAAGGGCACCGGCAAGACGTCGACCGCCGTCGTCCTCGTCGAGGAGGCGGCGGCCGCGGGCGCCCGGTTCGCGTGGATGGACCCGACCGGCGCGGCGTCGGGGCTGCGCGCGAACGCGAAGGGCGACGGTCCCGGCCTCGATTGCGTCGTCATGGGCGGCTACAACGGCGACGTCCCGCTGTCCTCGGGCGCCGGCGCGGTCGTCGCCCGCCTCGTCGTCGTCGAGGGCTACAGCATCGTCTGCGACCTCGAGCGGATGCCGCGCTCCGAGCAGATCACGTTCGTCGCCGACTTCGCCGAGGCCGCGCTTGAGCTGTGCCGCTCGGCCGTGCTCGTGGTCTTCGACGAGGCGCCCCGCTTCGCGCCGCAGGGCGGCGCCGGCATAGACGACGACGGCACCCGCTGCCGCGTCGCCGTGACCGAGGCCGTCATGCTCGGGCGCCGCAAGGGACTCGGAACGATCCTCATCTCCCAGCGGCCGTCGAAGCTGCACAAAGACGTGCTGGAGCAGGCCGACGTACTGATCGCGCACCGCCTCATGGGCAACAACGACCGCAAGGCGATCAAGGGCTGGCTCGAGGACCACGAGGAGGGCGACGACTGGCTCGCGCGCATCTCAAGCCTCGACACCGGCCAGGCCGTCGTGCTCGGCCCCGAGTACCGCGTGGGCGGCGTCTTCCAGGTCCGCGCGAAGCGGACGTTCGACTCGTCGGCGACGCCCGAGGTCGGCGCGGAGCTGCTCGACGCGCCGCAGCGAGCATCGATCGACCTCGCCGACCTTGAGGCGAAGATGGGCACCGCGCTGGAGGCCGCGCAGGAGAACGACCCGGCCGCGCTCAAGCGCAAGGTCGAGCGCCTCGAGCGCCAGCTTGAGGAGGGCGGCGGCGCCGACGTCGAGGAGCTGCGGGCCGCGTGCGCGAGGATCGCCGACCTTGAGGCCAACCAGCTCGGGGACGGCCAGCGCGCGGAACTGCGCGTACGCTTCCACAACGCCGACGAGAGCGCCGACGCCCTCGAGCGCGTTATGACACAGCTTCACGACGAACTGGACCGGCTCGCCACCGGCCTGCTCGACATCGGCGTCGATCTCGACTTCACGGCGGACGACGGCGCGGCGCGCAGCGCCCCGACCGGCGAGAAGGGGGTCCAAAGCGTCGCGGCCCCGACTGCCCCGGCTCAAGGCGACAGAGCGCCGGATCAGCAGTCAAACGGCGACGGACGTGCGCCCTCGTCGTCCCCCGCGGGGGGTGGGAACGCAGTAGACGCCGGTGGCGCCCGCGCGCAGCCGGCGTCTTCGATTGAGCGGCGACCGCCGCCCGCCGATCCGGCGCGGCGCGCCGACCAGCCCGAGCTCGTCGCGGGCGCCCGGCGGATGCTCGACGCGCTGCGGCGCTACCCGCCGCTGACGCGCGCGGAGCTGGCGACGCTCGCCAACTCGTTCGGCGGGTCGATGCGGACGAACCTCTCCGCGCTCAAGGGCCTCGGCTACGTGGACGAGCAGGACGGCCGCGTCGCGCTCACCGCCGAGGGCGACATGGCCGCCGGCGGACCGGCGAAGCCCTGGACGCCCGACGAGGTCATCGCGAAGCACTCCGGCAAGCTCGTCGCCGGCGCGCGCCGCGTCCTCGGCGTCGTCATGCGCGGCGGACTGGACGGCGGGTTCACCCGCGCCGAACTCGAGCGGCTCGCCGACAGCAAGGGCGGCTCGTTCCGCACGAACCTGTCGAAGCTCAAGACGCTCGGGCTCGTCGAGGAGCGCAACCGCCGCGTCTACCCCGGCCACGCGCTGTACGCGAGGCAGATCGCCCACCGGCGATGAGCGAGCACGTCCACGACTACCAGCCCGTCGTTCGGCGGGTGCCGGGCACGTCGCTGGAGATGATCGACGGCTACCGCTGCGCGTGCGGTCAGCGCCGTCCGCTCGCGGCCAGCACCTTCGACCCGCTCGCGAACGCGCGCGCCGCCCTCGCCATCTACCGCCGCCGCTTCCGGCAGTGGCGCAAGGAGCCCGAATGACCGACGAACCCCGCCCGCTGCTGACCGTGCTGGAGGTCCCGCTCGGAGACCTGCACCCCGACGCGTCGAACCCCCGCAAGATCAACGGCCGCCGCATGGCGATCCTCAAGCAGCAGGTCGCCGACGACGACTTCATGCGCGCCCGCCCCGTCATCGCGCTGCCCGACGGCATGATCGTCGCCGGGGAGCAGCGGTGGCGCGCGCGAGCGCTGATCAAGCGCGACACGTGCTTCGCGCTGTTCGCCGACCTCGACGAGGACAAGCGCGTGGAGTGGGCGGCGCGCGACAACAACCACGCCGGCGAGTGGGTCGGCGACGCGCTCGGCGAGCTGCTCGGCGACGAGCGCCGACCGGACCGCCTCGCGCTCATGGGCTTCACGACCGACGACGTCGAGAAGCTCGTCAAGCCCGCCAAGCGCGAGCGCGGATCCGCCGCAGGCTCCGACGACCTGCCCGACGTCGTGGACGACCCCGTCACCAGGCCCGGCGACCTGATCGAGCTCGGGGCGCACCGCCTGCTCTGCGGCGACTCTACGACCGGCAGCGACCTCGACCGGCTGCTCGCCGGCCAGCGCGTCGACGCCGTCATCATGGATCCGCCGTACGCGATCTACGGCAGCTCGACCGGCCTCGCGGCGGAGGTCGCCGACGACAAGATGGTCCGCCCGTTCTTCCGCGAGGCGCTGCGCGCCGCGAACCGCGCGCTCATCCCGTTCGGGCACTGCTACGTCTGCTGCGACTGGCGGAGCTGGGCGTCGTGGTGGGAGGTCGCGAAGGGCACCGGCATCTCGCCGAAGAACATGATCGTGTGGGACAAGCGCGGCAGCGGGCTCGGCAACAACTACGCGAACACGCACGAGCTGCTGTTCTTCGCGACGGCGATCCCGCGGCGCACGCGGATGACCGTCGACAACCCCGGCCAGCGCCCCGTCCTGGACTCGAACGTCTGGCACATCGCGCGCGTCCCGTCGGGCGAGGACCGCATCCACAACGCGCAGAAGCCCGTCGAGCTCGTGACGCGCGCGCTGACGAACTCCACGGTCGCCGGCGAGCGCGTCCTGGACCTGTTCGCGGGCTCGGGCACGACGCTCATCGCCGCCGAGCAGGAGGGCCGGACCGCGTTCGCGATGGAGATCGACCCGGCCTGGTGCGACGCGATCGTCACCCGCTGGGAGCGCCTCACCGGGCAGCAGGCGAAGCGGCCCCGCCGACGCGCGAAGAAGCCGCCCGCAGGCAAGCCGTAGCCGCTACAGTGTGCGGCGCAAGCAACCCCGGAGAGGACCCGATGCACCTGACGCCCATCCAGCTCCGCGCGGCGCTCACGCAGGCGCTCGCCGCGCTCGAGGCCGCAGGCGTGCCGGCCGAGAACGTCGTGCTCGGCTTCACGAACACGCCGCGCGACGACGAGGACACCGCCTACGAAACGCACGTCGGCGCCGGCCACGAGCTAGACACGGCCTCGCTCGTGCACCTCGTCGCCGAGGACCTCGCGGAGGAGGCGGGCGCCGCAGCCGTCGCGCTCACCCGCCGCGAGCAGTGCACGCGCTGCGGCTCGCCGCGCTGGCGGTTCCGTCAGCGTCGGCGCCCGCCGCGCCGCGGCCAGCCGCCGGGCATCTACATTGAGACGTTCGACGAGTGCATGGACTGCGGCGAGCGCGGGCCCTCGCGATGAGCACCGAAACCCTCGACGAGCGCATCGCGAAGATGTCGCGCACGATCCAGACGAAGAACGAGGAGATCGCGCAGCTCCAGGGCTCCCTCGACGGCGCCGTCGCTCGCGCCGGCGAGGCGGACCGCCAGGCGCGCGAGGCGCGCGACGCGCTCGCCAGCGCCCGCCGGGACGCCGCGGCCGCGTCCACGCTGCGCGTCGACCTGCAGCGCGCCCGCGAGGACCTCACCGAGGCGCGCCACCAACTCAAGGTCGCGCGGGAGCTGGCGCCGCCCGACGAGTCGCAGATAGTCGCGGCGCTCCGCGAGGCGTACGACGCGAAGGAGGCCGAGCTGCGCGAGGAGCTGCGCGAGGTCCAGGCCGACCTCGCCGCCCTGCGCGACGAGCACGGAGAGCTTGAGTCGACCGCCGAGGAGCGCCGCGACTGGGCGAACCTGACGCAGGGCGAGCTCGACGAGGTCGCCGAGGCGCTCGGTCTGCCGAAGGACGGGAAGCACGGCGCCGTGGCCGTGGCCGTGGCCGGGCTGCTGCGGCGCCTTGAGCTCGCCGAGCACCAGGGCGCGATCGCCCGCGAGGCTGCAGCCGCAGTGGACGGGCGGCTGGAGGAGGCCAGGCGCGCCGGCGGCGGCGATCCCGCCGAGGCGCCCACGGAGGGCGTCCGGGAGCGCCTCAACGCCCTCGCGACGATCGCGCTCAAGCTCGGGCTGCGCCGCAACGCGAAGCCCGACGTGATCCTTGAGGCGTTCATCCGCGCCGAGCTGACCGCGCACGAGGCCGGCATGCAGGCCAGCGTCGGGCCAGGTGAGGCCACCGCGGTCGAGCGCCTCGAGCGCCTGCTCGTCGCGCTGTGGCCCGACCGCAACGTCCACGACGCCGAAACGACGCCGACGCTCGAGTCGGTCCCCGACGCCGTCGAGCGCATCGAGGAGCTGCGCGACATGGCCGACGAGTGGGCGGACGGCGGACGCCCGGCCGGACCGGCGACGGACCTCATGCAGCGCCTGTTCGACGCGCTGCTCGCTCGCGTCGAGGCGGGCGAGGCGGATACTGACATGCTCGACCGGCTAGAACGCCTCGCGAAGGAGACGACATGACCGACGACCGCACCGACGCCGAGCGCCTCAACGACGCGCTCACAGACGGCGCGCTCGCCGTCGCGTCCGTCGTCGGCCTACCCTCCCACGATGCGCGCGAGGATCGCATCCGCCTGCACTGCGACCTCGTCGACCGCGACCGCGTACCCGAGCTCGCGTGGAAGGCGGCGTGCATGGCCGTCGACTATCTGACCGTCGCGATGGGTGTCCTCGCCGACGGCGCCGCCATCAGCGTCGAGGATGGCCTCGCCGCCATGACCCGAAAGGACCCGCCCCCATGCTGATCTTTCGCCCCGAGCTGGCCGCGAAGGTCATGGACGGCACGAAGACGCAGACGCGCCGCGCGCTGTCGGACAACCCGCGGTCCCCGTGGTGGCGCGGCAAGTGCGCGCACGAGCCCGGCAGCCGCCACGCCGTATGCCCCGGCCGCTCGCAGCACGGCATCGGCTTCGTCGTCGTCGAGGACGTCGCGCTCGTGCGCCTCGGGCACATCACGCACGACGGCGCGCTCGCCGAGGGCTGCGCCGACGTCCGCGACTTCATCACCACGTGGGAGCAGATCAACGGCGCGTGGAAGCCGCGCGAGCGCGTCTGGCTCATCCGCTTCCACGTCGAGATCTCTGCCGACCGCGTGACGCTATGAGCGACGGCTACTTCACCCCCGACGAGGCGGCGACCGCAGCAATCACGCTGCACGCCGCTGGCCTCAACGTCTACGTCTCGCTTCGCCACCCGTCGCGAAGCGGCGTCCTCTATCAGGGTGACAGCGAGCGCGCGCAGGGACGCTCGGCGACCGTCGGCGTCGAGGCCGCGCACGACCTCCCGATCGACGAAATGGTCAAGCTGCGGACCCGCATCCGACGCCTCGGCTATGACGCCGAGGTCGAGGCCGGCAACATGGCCATCCTCGGAGATTGGACGAAACCGTGAACACGGCCACGATCAGCGTCCACCTCCGCTACGGCGACAGCGACGACGCCGCCGATGCCGTACGCAAGCTGCACGACGACCTCATCACCCCCGCCGCGCCCGCGCACTCCTGCGACGCCGAGCTGCGCGCATCCCCCGCCTTCCAGCCGAACCACTGCGAGGACGGCGCCCTCTGGACGTGCTCATGCGGCAAGGTCTACGAGCACGTCTGCGACGAGGCCGAGGGCTGCTTGTGGCACGAGGTGGACGCGTAGATGGGACAGCCCGGCAAGGTCAAGGCGCCCCCCAAGCTCAAGCTCGCGAAGGCGCCGCAGCTACCGCACGGCGCCGTCATCGTCGGCGCCGTCCCCGTCACCCGCGACGGCCAGCACAGCCCCGAGACCGGACCCGACCGCGCCGCCCGACTCCGCGCCCTCACGCATGGCCGGTAGACCACAAAAACGCGCCCGCGAAGCCGCTGCCGCAGCGTCGGGAGAGGACGGTTCGCACGCACGCGCTCCGCGGGCCAGGCCCGGCACCAAGCGCGACCGGGCGAAGACGTCGCCGAAGACCAAGCGCGGACCGGACCGCCCGCGCTTCGAGCCGGCCAGCGACGTCGACTTCGCGCGCGTCCAGGAGGGCGTGGCGCGCGCCGCGATGGCCGCCGACGTCGCGCGGCGGGCCGGGACGCCGGCGCAGCGCGCGCAGGCGCTCGCGGAGTTCGGGCTCGTCCCGACCGGCAAGGCCGCAGACGACAAGAAGCTGTTGGACGCTGCGGCCCGCGTGAAGCGCGACGAGGGGATCGTCGCCGCGTGGGCGCTCGGGCTGACGCCGCCGACGATCGCCGCGCAGTTCGACCTCAGCTCGGACCACGTCGCGAGGATCATCGACGCACACCGCCAGCGCCGCGCCCGCGTCCCGCTGCCGCTGTCGGGCGACCTGCTGCACGACGCGCTGGAGGCGCTCGAGGCGCAGATGGAGCGCTGCACCCTCATCGCGTCGCGGCCGGGCGCTGGCGACTCGGCGAAGGTCGGAGCGATCCGCACGTGGGAGAGCATGTTCGTCACGCGGCTGGAGCTGCTGCAGGCGATGGGCCACGTGTCGCAGGCGCCGAGCGCCGAGGCGCGACTCGCCCGGGCGCGCGACCTGCTGCGCGGCCTGCTCGACGGCCTGCGCGACGAGAACGTGCCGCAGGACGTCCTCGACCGCGTCGCCGCGCGCGTCCTGCACGCCGGCGGCGGCGAGGATCTGGAGAACGTGATCACCATCGAAGGGAGAGCCCGATAATGCGCCAGACCGCACCCGAGCCCACCGTCCTGCTGTCGCTCGTCGAGCGGCTCGCCTACCGCCCCGAGTGGACGTTCGGCGTCGCCGACATAGACCGCGGGCAGGGAAGCGAGGGCCTGACGTTCACCGTCACGACCGTCGGCTTCGACAGCTACCACCCCGAGCGCGGCCAGACGTACCGCGTCGCCCACTACTTCCCCGTCCCGCCGGCGGCGTACGACGAGCGCTCGTGGCGGCGCTGGCTGCTGGACCGCCTGCTCGAGGTTGAGCGCCACGAGGCGTGCGAGTTCTTCCAGATCGACGGCGAGCGTCCCTACGCCCCGCACCACGGGCCCGGCAACGACCCCTACCTCGTCTTCGAGCACGGCAGCGACGAGGACGCGCGGACGTCCTTTCGCGGGGAACTCAAGCCGGGGTGACCAGCGTCCGCGACCTCATGGAGCCCGAGCCCGCGCCGTTCACGGGCACGCCGTGGTGGGAGCAGCGGATGGTCGGCTTCGACCTAGAAACGACGGCCGCCGACCCCGAGGAGGCGCGGATCGTCGTCGCGGCCGTCGTTGAGGTCGGCGCCGGCCTGCCGCCCGTGTCGCGGTCGTGGCTCGTCGATCCGGGTATTCCAATACCCGCCGAGGCGACGGCCGTGCACGGCATCACGACCGAGCAGGCGCGCGAGGCCGGCTACTTCGCCGGCGACGTGATCGCCGAGCTCGTCGAGCACCTCGCGCGACGCCCCGAGGGCGCCGCGCTCGTGGACTACAACGCCCCGTTCGACGTGACGATCCTCGACCGCGAGGCGCGCCGGTACGGCGTCGAGCCGCTCACCGACCGCGGGCCGCTGCTCGTCGTCGACCCGCTCGTGATCGACAAGCACCTCGACCGCTACCGCAGCGGCTCGCGCAAGCTCGCCGACGTCGCGGCGCGCTACGGCGCCGACCTCGACGGCGACGGCCACGACGCCGACTTCGACGCCCTGCTCGCGTGCCGCCTCGCGTGGGCGATCGCCACCCGCGGACGCGTCATCCGCAAGGGCGCGTGGGAGCAGGACCCGCTGCAGCACGACTGGGATCGCATCCGCCCCGACCTCGCCGCTCTGCACGAGGCGCAGCGCCAATGGGCGTACGTCCAGGCGCGCGGCCTCGCGCGCCACCTCCGCCAGGAGATCCGCACTGACTGGCCGCTCGTGCCCTGTTCTGTTCCGTTGATCGCCGACCAGGCGAACAAATAGCCCGTGGCGCTGCTCAGCGACGACGAGTGCTGGACCTGCGGCGCGCGCCGCGGCCTGCTCGTCGTGTGGTACTGGCGCCCCGCGCGCCCGTTCGGCAACGGCAGCCTGCCGCCGCACCTCTACGCCCGCCCGAGCTGCATGGATGCAGCAGCGTGCAACGCCCGCGTGCGCAAGCGCCGCGACCGCGCGCAGCAGCGCGCCGGCGCGATCTTCGTCCACGAGCGCCCGTGCGCGAACCCGCCCCTCGACGCGTGCCAATGGTGCGGCGAACCGATCGAGCTCGCCGACCCGACCGACTACCGCCGTCGGCAGCGCACGATGCATCAGGGCGACGAGCACGAGGTCGGCGACCGCAACTGCCGCCACGAGTCCGCCGGCGCCCGCGTGTGGAACGCCCGCGACGCGCTGCGCAGCGCCGCGCGCCACGCTGGCCAGACCGCGCTCGCCTGCGCCGACTGCGGCGAGGTCGTCGAGCAGCTCGGCGACGACGGACGCTGGCGCGGACTCCAGACCGCCACCGTTGACGGGCGCACCGTCAGCACGCGCGTCCCGCATTGGGAGGCTGACCACGAGCAGGCGCTCGAGGACGGCGGCGAGCACACGATGGAGAACCTGCGCTGCCGATGCGTCCCGTGCCACCAGGCGAAGACGGCGCGCGAAGCCCGCGAGCGCGCCGCCCGACGTTCCGCCTTTGCAAAGGCAGAGCCGTGACGACGAGCACCGCCGCACGGATCCCCGCGCTGCTGGCGCTCGACCAGCGCGTGCTCGACGCCCTCGCCGTCGACCGCGGGCGCCGAGGCGATCGCGTCGCGCAGCTCGTGCACGGCGCGCCCGGCTGGCGCTGCACGAGCTGCAACCGCGAGGTGCTCGTCGAAGATCGGCTGCGTCGCGCGTGGGGCAAGGGCGAGCCGATCCGCTGCCTTGTATGTCTCGACCGCGCCCAGCGGGACGCCCGCGCTGTCGGCGGCTGGCTGTCGTTCGTCGACATGCCGCGAACGCTGTACCCCGTACTCAGTACAACGCCCGAGCAGCGCCGCGAGATCCGCGAGGTCCTCCGCGGCCTCGAGCGCGTCGACCAGGCGCAGCAGACGGGAGGATGGTGGCGCCGTGTCCGGTGAGGGTCGGCGATGCCCGCCCCCGGCCATGCTCCGGGCGGGATGGGGCTGGGGGCAATCACCCGCCGCTCACATCGCCGCGCCGAACTCTAGCGCGTTGCGTGCTGCGGCAAACTTGCAGGTCAACGAGGCCGGAGAACCCGGCGGGAAGGTAGGCCAGATGACGGAGGACGAGAAGAACACGCCGGACGTCGAGACCGGCGACGTCGCCGGCGACGTGAACGTCGGCGCGCCCGAGGAGGTCCTGCGCGGCGGCGAGGACCTTCGCCCCGACGAGGCCGACGACGAGCCCGACGACGACTGAGCGCCCGAGGGGTCGGCGACGAAAACACGCCGACCCCTCTCGCGCCCCTGCGCCATGACCGACGAGCACCTCAACCGACGAGCCGCGACGATGAACGCCTTGCCGTTCGTTCGATGGGACCGAGCGATTCCCGGCGGGGGGTTCATGGACGTGTACGGCTGGATAGATCGCGACGACGGGCGGTTTGACTTCGTCCTGCTGACGTTCTTCGACGAGCACCCGCCAGACGCGCCGCCGTGGTGGTCGACGTCCTCGGCGCGCTACTCGGCCGAGATCGCCACCATCCTCGGCGGGAGCACGGACACGCACAACGACTGCCAGCGGATCGATGACGTGTTCGGCGACCGCGTCCCGAATCGAGTCGGGAGCGCATGATCGGCCGCGGTCCGTCCACCGGCCTCGGGCGCATCTTCGACCCGCCAGCAGCCTCCGACGTCGAGGACGAGCTACGGCAGGCGTGGGCGGACGACTCGCGCGAGCAGGGCGTTCAGGTCGCGAGCGCCGACACGTTCCTCGACTTCTCGGCCGCGGTCCCCGAGCCGAAGCGCCCGCTGGACCTCGACCGCTTCCGCTTCCAGCGCGAGCTCTACTCCGACGCCGGCGAGGTCGCGGCGCTCATCAGCGTGATGAAGGCCGCGCAGATCGGCGTGTCGGCGTGGCTCATCCGCTGGGCGCTGCGGACCGCCGACCGGGGCGCCACGACGCTCTACGTCATGCCTCGCGAGCGGCAGGCGACGGAGTTCTCGACGCTGCGCCTCGGGACCGTCATCCAGTCGAGCGAGTACCTCCGCGGCAGGCAGGACCTCCGCCGCACCGCGAAGTCCGACACCAAGCGCCTCAAGTCGATCGGCGACGGCTTCCTCGCCGTCCGCGGGTCGAAGTCCGAGGACGAGCTCGTGTCGGTCGACGCCGACGCCCTCGCCCTCGACGAACTCGACCGGCTCGTGCAGAGCAACCTGCCGCGCGTCATGCAGCGCGTAACGGGCCCGCTCGCGTGGAACGTCGTGCGGCAGGTCAGCACGCCGACGATCCCGAACTACGGCATCGCGTCGGCGTTCGCCGACTCAGACCAGCGCCGCTGGACCGTGCGCTGCGGCGGGCTCGAGGGCTCGCGCAAGGCCGCGGGCGGCTGCGGGAAGTGGCACACCCTCGGCGGCATCGAGACGTTCGCGACGCTGCTCGACTACGAGGACGCGATCCTCAACCGCGCCGGCCAGCAGGTCGGCGGCCCGCCGATCGTGCTGCGCTGCGACGACTGCCGCCGCGAGATGGACGTCCGCGAGGGCGAGTGGGTCGCCACGTTCACCGACGGGCAGCGCCCCCGCGGCTACCACGCCCCGAAGTTCGTGGTGCCCGGCGTCAACCTCGCCGGCGTCGTGCACCGCTCCCGCGCCACGAAGGACAAGGCCAGGCGCGCCTTCCACAACGAGGACCTCGGCGAGGCGTGGCAGGCGACGAACGCCGGCCTCACCGACGAGCAGATCGCCGCCGCCGTCCGAGACTACGACATGACCGGGCAGGGCTACATCGGATCCAACCCCGTCACGATGGGGGTCGACGTCGCCGATACCCGCGGCCTCAACGTCCGCATCTCCGAGCACCTGAGCGAGCACGAGAAGCGCGCGATCTGGATCGGGATCGTGGACGACGGCCTCGCGCCCTGGGGCGCCACGACCGGCAGCGCGCACGAGATCCTGTCGGAGATCATGCGCCGCTTCCGCGTCCGCATGGCCGTCATCGACCACGCGCCGGGCGGCCGCCTCACGCGCGGATGGTGCGAGCTGCACTACGGCCGCGCCTACCGCGTGCAGTGGTCCGACAACCAGCGCGCCGTCCTCACCCGCACCGACCCGAAGGGCGACCCGACGAAGCTCGTCGCCCGCTACTACGAGGGCATGGACGCGACGCTCGACCTCATCCGCCAGCAGGCCAACCTTCTGCCGAAGCACCGCCCCGAGAGCTACGACCGCGACCTCAAGGGCCGCGTCCTGCTGGAGGTCGAGATCGAGGAGGACGAGTCCGCCGCGCCGGAGCGGCAAGGCGGCGCGAAGGTCGGCGAGCTCGTGCAGCGCTGGATCAAGGTCGGACCCGACGACTACCTGCAGGCCGAGGCGTACGATGTCATCGCCACACACATGATGTACGTCCACCAGGCCGGCGGGCAGATCGCGGCGCAGGACGGCACGATCGTCGCCGGGCGCTCGACGGACGTGCAGCGCACCGGCGACAGCTACCGCCAGCGCGACGACCTGGACTACACCGCAGGGCCACCCGACGAGCCCCTCGGCGGATGGTAAGGTCGCGCCCAAGCAACCCCGACGGAAGGACCGCATGAGCTACGACGAACCCTCCCACAAGCCCCCCGCGCTGCCCCGCGTGGACTACTTCGGGCCGATGTTCCCGATGTGGCCGAGCAAGATCGAGCGCCCGCCCGAGGATCCCGGCGCGCCCGAGCGCCGGCGCAAGCGCAAGGCGGCGAAGGCAGCCCGCCGACGCAACCGGCAGCGCTGAGCCGTGCCGCTCACCCCCCGCCGCGAGGACCGGCCGTGCGCCGCGCCCGACTGCGGCCTGCCAATCCAGAAGGGCCAGCTCTACGCGCTCGAGCACGGCCAGCCGTTCCACATCGCCTGGGCGCGCCGCGTGAAGTTCGCGGTCCCCCGCCAAGCCCCCACGACGACCCGCAAGGAGATCCATGCCTGACGCCCCCGCCCGCGAGCTGGTGCACGTCCACGACGTCTGCGCGCCGCCCAACATCGCCCGGTCGAGGTTCATGGCCACGGCGCTCAACCGGCCGCACCTCCGCACGACGGCGTGGGCCACCGACCGCGCCGGGATCCCCGACCTCGCGGGCGTCGCGCTGCGCCACCGATCCGGCAGCAACGACGAGGTTCTCGTCGAGCGCGACGGCCTCGCAGCGCTCATCGACCTCGGCGACGGCCGCGCCGCTCTCAGCGTGTCCGGCCAGGACGCCGCCGACGTCGACCGCTTCGTCGTTGAGGTCCGCGACCTGCTGCCGCGCACCGCCCCGGACCCCGAGGCGCCGGAGGTCCCCGTGACGTTCTGGAGCTACCACCCCGCCGGCGTTCGCTCGCGGCGGCGCCGGATCACCGTCCCGCCGTGGGCCGACTGCATGGGCAACTACCCCGAGGCGACGTTCCGCGCCCTGAAGCCGCTCATGGACGGCTTCAAGCCGGGCGCCGCAGGCCAGCTCCTGCTCTGGCACGGCGAGCCGGGCACCGGCAAGACGTACGCGCTGCGCGCCCTCGCGTGGGAGTGGCGCGATTGGTGCGACCTGCACTACATCACCGACCCCGAGGTCCTGTTCGGCGACAACGCGTCCTACATGCTCGACGTGCTGCTCGAGGACGACGGGCCGGAGATGCTGGAGGCGCGAGCCGTCGGCGACATCGCGCTCGACGAGCCCGAGCCGAAGATCGACGAGCGCGCCGCGGACGGCCGCTGGCGCCTGCTCGTGCTCGAGGACACCGGCGAGATGATGAGCGCCGACGCCCGCGAGCGCACGGGGCAGGGCCTCGGGCGGCTGCTCAACGTGGTCGACGGCCTGATCGGGCAGGGCTTGCGGATCCTCGTGCTCGTGACGACCAACGAGCGCATCGGCCGGCTGCACCCCGCCGTCGCGCGCGCGGGCCGCTGCGCCTCGTCGATCCCGTTCCACGCCCTGCCGTACGCCGAGGCCGTCGAGTGGCTCGCCGAGCGCGGCGTCGGTGGCCCCGGCGAGACCGCGCTGCCCGACGATTGGGAGCACGAGCCGCCGAAGGTCGTCACGGCCGCCGACCTGTTCGCGATCGTCGCCGGCGCCGAAACGTCCAGCGATCGCGAGCCCGCGCCCGTGGGGTTCACGTCGTGAGCTTCTCGACCGACGACCTCGTGCGCGGCGCGCCGCCCGCGCTGCCGCTCTGCGCGCCGCTCTGGACCGACACGGCGCACGTCCACTCGACCGCCGCCTTCGACCTCGGCGGCGACGCCGAGCAGATGCGCCGCGCGTACGAGGCGGTCCGCAAGTCCTGGAAGTCCTACACCGAGGAGCCCGCCGTGCCCGAGCCGCCGCCCGCCCCCAGCAGAAACCCATACGCCCGCCGCACCGATGCGCAATGCAGCAGCGGCCCTGATCCTTCCAGCTTCATCACCGCCGCCGACCTGCTCGCCATCGCGCAGCACCGCGAGAGCAAGGGCTATGCGACCGGCTATCGCGAGCGCCACGAGGTCGCCGCCGGCCAGATCGAGCGCGCCTACGACGAGGGCTGGCGCGCCGGTATGGCCGAGCAGCACGACGCGATCGCCAGCACGTTCGGCGAGCGCCTCCACGCCCTGCACGAGCTGCTGCACCTCCTCCCCGACGCGTTCACCAGCTACGCCGACAAGGGCGCGCGGTTCGCCGAGTTCGTCCAGATCGCCGGCGCCGTCACCGGGTCGCTGATCGACGACCACGCCGAGGGGCCCTACGCCGAGCCGACGGACAAGCGGCGCGTTCCGAACCCGCGAGCGATCGACGCGTCCGGCGACGACGAGGGCGCCGCAGCCGCGCTGCTGGACCGCGTCGAGCAGCTCCGCGACTGGCTCAAGCCGTTCTTCGACCGCGAGCTCGCCGCCGTCGACCGCGTCGGCGAGTCCGCCGAATGACGGCGTTCGCGCTCGCGGCGCTCGGGCTCGTCGCGGGCGCCGGCCTCGGGATCTTCGTCACGCGGCGGCTGCACCGCCGCGTGGGCGGCTGGGGCGCCCGCCTGGGCCGCTCGCGGTTCCGCCGCGCGAACCTGCCCGTTGGGGGCTCGTGCACGCTCGTGCTGACGCTGACGCTGCCGACGCCGGGCGTTCTCGTGCCGGTGCTGCTCGGCGCCTCGGCCGCCATGGCGGCGACGGCGATCGGCTGGCGCTACGTCGACCCGCTCCCACCCGCTTAGTCTCACGTTGCGTCGAGACTGGCGGAGCGCTACACTGTGCGGCACAAGCAACCCCGCCGCACGAAGGAGCCCCCCCCAATGATCGTTTCCGCCGTCATCCCCGACGCCCGCAAGCACAAGCGCTCGACCGAGTACGTCTGCTACGTCCGCGACGGTGCCCGCGTGGACGTCCTGCGCAGCAGCGACCCCGACAGGCTTGAGCGCGAGCGCGCGCACCTGCTGGCCGAGGGCGCGACGGTCGACGGCGCGACCTCGCCGAGCCGCGAGCTGACGCCCGAGCAGGCGTCGTTCGCGCTCCGCCTCGCCGACGAGTTCGACACGGTGAGCGCCGAGCTTCTCCCCCTGCGCGGGCGGGCCATCGTCCACGGCACCAACGACGCTGGCGATCAGCGCGTCTGCCTCGTCTTCGCCGACGGCGACGCGGTCACGGCCGACGCCGACGCCGACGGGCGCGTCGTCAACTGCTCCGCATGGGAGCGCAGCCACCTCCTCGCGGAGTGCGGCGCGGCGACGCGGCGCGACGGCTGGCTGTTCGTCGACTGAGATGTACGCCGACCCCGAGAACTGGATGGACCGCGAGCGCGAGGAGGCGCGCGACGCCGCCGCCGAGGACTTCCGCGACGACCGCCCCACGCGCGCGGAAGCCGAGCGCGACGAACGCGACGGCCCGAAGGCCGGGCGATGGACCGGAACCTGCGGCGGCTGCCTCGGCGCGATGTCCTCGGACGACAACGACTTCTGCCTGTGGAAGGGCGGCACGTGGCACCCCGCTTGCCGCACCGCCGACCAAGCGAAAGGAAACACCGATGGCTGAGCAGGACGTCCAGGACGGCGCGGCAACGATCGCGCGCATCGGCGAGGCGTGCGACGCGCTCGCCGACCTCGGCTTCGACAGCGTCGCCGGCGCGCTCGCGCGCAGCACCCGCCAGCGCCGCGGGCTGCTGCGCCGCAAGGTCTACCCGGCAAGCATCGCCCGCGAGCTGATCGACCTCGCAGCCAACGCCGAGCGGCTCGTGCGCGACCTGAGCCCGCCGGGCGACGCGTGGTACTGCCGCGACTGCGGCGCCGAGTTCGAGGAGGCGGAGATCGAGCACGACACGTGCCCGCGCTGCGGCGGCAAGCCGCGCCGCGATCACTGCGACGACCTGCGCGTCCTGACGGGCGGCAGCGACGCCGAGGACGCCGCCCGCGTCGCCACGCTCGGGCGCCTCGTCCGCAGGGTCGAGCACGAGGTCGCAGCCCGCGGCGAATCGCTGGTGCTCGAGTTCGACGAGCAGGACGGCGCCCCCATCGCCGTAGCGATCGAGGCGCCGCGCGACCGCCCCGGCGTCCTCGTGACGACCGCGCTGCACGGCGAGTCGCTCGACGTCGTGCGAGCGCTCCGCCGCAGCGCATGAGCGCCGCAGACTCCGACGAGCCCGAGCCCCTCCTCCCCGAGGTCCTGCTCGGCCTCGCGCGTCAGTCGGCGCAAAAGGCCGGCGAGGTCCTCGCGGAGCCGTGCGCGCCGGCGCACGCCGCATCATGGCTGCGCGCGACCCGCGAGGCGCTCGAGGCGCGCAGGATCGCCGAGGAGCCGCTGAGCGACGGCGAGCGCGCCGCGACCGCCGAGCACGTCAAGGCGCTGCGCGAGAAGAACGCGACGGCCGAGCAGGCGCTCGGCGACGTCGTCGGACAGCGCGACGAGCTGGCCGTGTTTCTCGGCACGATGGCCGGCGAGTTTGAGTCCGCGCAGACCGACACCGCAGGCCGCGTCGCCGCGCGGATCCGCCGCCTGCTCGCCGAGGTGTTCCCCGCCGCCGACGAGCGCGACGACGGCGAGCCGCAGCGATGACCACGATCGACGACGAGATTCAGGCGATCATGGCCGAGACGTTGGAGGCGATCAAGCGCGGCGAGATGCAGCCGGAGAAGGTCCCGTGGTGGTGGGAGCCGCGCCGCGAGGGCGAGATGACGCCCGAGTACCTCGGCCGCGTCCTCGCGGACATCGGGCTGCCAGCGCTCGCGGAGCGCGCGCGGCTCGGGCACTTCGACGACTTCCACGCGCCGGCGGAGGTCGCCGACGGCTTCGAGTTGGTTCGGCTCGTCGTGGAGCTGCGCCGCGAAGCTCAGAACGTCGCGGATCCGCTTGGACACCCGTTCCTCACAGACACGATCACGCTCCGCCGCGAGCGCATCGCGGCCGTTGAGAACGCGGTGCGCCGCGGCGAGTTCGACGCGACGCGGGCGGAGTCCGACCGCTGGGCGGCGTCGAAGGACGGCCAGGACACGTTCGCGGAGCTGCTGCAGAAGAAGCCGGGCCGCAACGACCCGTGCCCGTGCGGGTCGGGACTCAAGTGGAAGCGCTGCTGCGGCGCATGACCGCGCGCCGATGGTTCGCAGCGATCACGCCCGTCGCGGTCGCGATCGCCGCCACCTCGAGCGGCCACGACCTCGTCGACGCCGTCAAGGTCGAGGCGTCCCGCGCGCAGCGCGACGGCTGCCGAACGAAGGCGTGCCGCGTCCGCGTGCTGTGGCGCCACTACCGGGCGCACCCGATGCCGGCGTGCACCTGGAAGCCGGAATCCGGCTGGGATCCGCGCACCGGCGAGTCGTTCCACGGGCGGCCGTGGGCGCTCGGGCGCTACCGCGTCGTCAACCCCTCGAGCGGAGCCGGCGGCAAGTTTCAGTTCCTCCCCTCGACGTGGCGCAGCGTCGGCGGGCTCGGCCTGCCGCAGCACGCGACGCGCGTGCGCCAGGAGGATCTCGCGCGCCGCCTCAAGCGTCGGGATGGGACCGCGCCGTGGGTGAACTGCTAGCGCGCGAGCGCAGACCGTCCCGCCAGCGGGCTATTCTGCGCTCCGTGCCCCCTTGCGATCTGTGCCCGGCAGCGTTTCTCATCGCCGGAGCCGATTCTCAGACGACCGCCTCGCTGTGCCGCATCGACTCGACGACGCGCGGGCAGCACGACGCCGGCGCCGGTCCGGTCGCGCTCGTGCGCCCGACGACGAGCCCCGCCGCGTTCTTCGGCTACTGCCTCAACGGGAAGCTGCAACGCGTCGTGGACCTCGAGCACGAGCTCGGCGCGCTCGCGACGCCCGAGCAGCGCGACATCGCCGAGCGCGCGCGCAACTCCGGCGCGACGCTGAGCTACGACGAGTGCCCGAGCTGGCGCGCCGAGGCGCTCAACCGCCGGGCGGCCCGCCTCGCGGAGCAGCGCGGCGAACGGCGGGTTCATAGTGCCCCCGTCACGTAGCGGCGGCATGTTCGGCGCCGGCCTCGGGCGGCAGCTCGTCGAGGCCGCAGCGAAGCGCACGCTCGGCGTCGACATAGGCGAGGAGCAGACGCTCCGCAGCAAGCTCGTCGAGGCGGTCCAGGACCTACGCCTCGCCGATCGCGCGAACCGCCGCCTCGGGATGCTCATCCTCGGCGCCGCGTCGCGCTTCACCAGCGGGCAGGACGCCGACTCGATGGACCGCCTCTCCGTCGCCGACCGCGTCCGGTCGATCTCCCGCGTCGACAGCCACCTGTTCTACGCCGTGCGGCTGCGCATCGCGTTCTGCTTCGGCCGCGGCGTCACCCCGCCGAAGGCCAACGACGACGAGGTGCAGGTCGTCCTCGACGACTTCTGGAAGGCGCCGGCGAACCGCGCCGAGATCACGAGCGCCGAGGCGCAGTGGCGCTTCGGCAAGGACCTTTTCGAGGTCTGCAACGTCTACACCGTCGTGTTCGCCGACGGCATGGACGGCCGCGTCCTGCTCGCCGGCCTGCAGCACGATCAGGTCGTCGATGTCGTCCGAGACCCGAAGGTATGGGGGCGCGTGCTGTGGTACGTCGTCAAGGAGTTCGTCTACGAGTGGGACTTCGAGCACCATCGCCCGAAGCCGAACCCGAAGCAGCGGACGGTCTACTACGAGGCGTTCGACGGCTTCGAGGCGCTCGAGGTCGAGCTGAAGCAGGGCCGCGCGATGCCCGCGAGCCCGTCGCCCACGCTCATCCGCCCCGGCCGCATCCTGCACACGGCGATCAACCGCGGGCGCGAGCAGGCGTTCGGCGAGCCGGAGATGCGCACGAACCTGCGCTGGGCCGCGTCGTTCGCGGACCTGCTCGCCGGCCAGGTCGAGAAGGCGCGCGCCGCGCAGCAGTACCTCGTCAAGATCACCGCGCAGGGCGCCAGCACCGAGCAGGCGCTCACCGACGCCGCCATGCGCGCCGTCGGGCGCCGCTCCCCGCTGTCGGCGAGCTTCGAGGACCTCGTGCCCGACCCCGACCCCGACCTGCCGCGTCCCGCGCGGCCCGGCTCGCAGTGGTGGCAGAACGAAGCGATGAACGCCGAGCCGTTCACCCTCGACGCCGGCAGCTCCAACGCGAAGCAGGACATGGACGCCGCATCCGCCGCGTTCGCGACCGGCACGAACTTCCCCGCGCACTACTTCACCGGCGACCCGGGCAGCCTCGCCGGCGCGATGGCCGTCGAGCTGCCGGTCCTCAAGCTGACCGACATCGACCAGGAGGTCGCGCTGTCGCCGCTGCGCAAGCTGTGCGACCTGCGCATAGCCCGAGCGATCAAGGTCGGGCTGCTCACAGAACGCCGCGAGCCGACCGAGGAGGAGATGCTCGCCGGCGCCGAGGTCGACGCCGACGGCCTCGTCGAGCGCGACCTGACCTACCAGCTCAACATGCCCGAGGCGCTACGGCGCAACCTCCCCGAGCTCATGGCCCTCGCGACCGACACGCAGAGCACGTGGGATCCGATGGGCCAGTCCGAGCCGCTCCAGCGCGCGCTGCTCGGATTCGTGTTCTCCGAGCTGCTCGACTTCCCCGACTCCCCCGCCCTCATCGAGCGCATCTTCGCCGAGCAGGAGCAGCCGATGGGCGGCGGCGAGGCCGAGGACGACGGGACCGATCCGACGACGTCGACCGGGCCCGACGGCAAGCAGCACCCGCCCGACAACCCGATGGGCGCCAAGCGGCAGAGCGCCGCCGTCGAGTCCGCGCTCGCCGTCGTGTGGGCGCGCCTGCAGGATCCCGAGGACGTCCTCGCCGTCGAGCTGGGCGAGCGGCTGATCGAGGCCGCGACGATCACGCCGAAGCCGCACGACATCCCCAACGCGTTCGGGCAGGGCCAGGACTTCGGGCGCGGCGGCCGCTTCCTGGGCAAGTTTCACCCCGGCGGCATGAGCCCCGGCGCGGGGCGCCCCAAGAGCATCGTGCACCGCCTCGCAGACAAGGCCGTCGCCGCGGTCAAGGCCGGCGCGAACAAGGCGTTCCCGAACGCCGAGCCGCGCTACGACGACTCCGCCCTCGCGCAGTACGAGGCGCAGGAGATCGCGTACGCCCTCGCCGATCCCGGCGCCGAGCCCGGCGCCGAGGAGTCGTGGCTCAAGGACGTCAAGGCCGACGCCCGCCGCGCGAACTCCGCGCTCAACGCCGCGCTCGGGCCGGACCTCGCGAAGTACATCGATCGCAAGTGGGGGCGCGAGGCCGGCGTCCGGCGCGACCTGCTCGACGGCAAGCTCACGATCGACGACGCGACCGACCTCGCCTACGAGCAGTACATGGAAGGCGAGAACCGGCGCGCGCAGCGCGAGAACCTGCGCGACCTCGACTACGGCCTCAACCGCAAGTCGATCCCCTGCTTCTCGTGCGGACGCTTCAAGAAGCGCCCCTCGGACGTCTGCGGCTACTGCGGCGACGATCCTGTCCCTACGGCGAGCGGCTCATCATCGAACCGCTTCGCCAGTGAAACCGCGGCGTTCGACCGCGCGTACGGCTACGGAGGAAACTGACATGGCAGGCATCGGCGCTCGCGTCGTACCCGAAGGACGACTGAAGCTCAGCCGCTCGCCGTCGGCGGACATCGCCGCGGCCGCGATGCAGGCGCAGGAGGCCGCGGGCCTCACCACGGCGGACTTCATCGTCGTCGCCGTCAAACCCGGCACCGCGACGGACGCGATGGCGCGCGAGCTTGAGCGCGTCGCCACGAAGGCGCCGCCCGTCAAGGCGCCCGCCGCGACGTAGGAGCAGCGGGGCTCGTGCCGCCCCAGCGGACACCGCCGCCGCCGGCGACGCAGCCGCGCACGCCGGAGGCGATCGGCGCGCAGCTCGCCAGCGCGACAGCGGCGCCCGCCGGCCTGCTCGCCGCCGGCGCCGTCACGGGCGCGCTGACCGCCGCGGAGGTCCGAGCTATCACCCGCGGCGCGCTCGCGGCTCTGCGCAAGCTGTCGCGCGTGCGCCTCGTCGCGGTCCTGCCGATCGCGCAGCGCCACGCGTCGCCGGTGCGGCCGGGCATCACGCCCGGCCAGGCCTCCCCGTCGACCGGGCGGCGCGGCGCGCTCGAGCTGCTCGCCCTCGACGAGCGCAGGTACGAGGCGACGTTCCGGCGCAAGCAGCTCGCCCGCATCCAGCGGGACCTTCCGCGCGCGCTCGCGCAGCCGACGGACGCCGCGCGACGTCGGCGGCTTGAGGGCCTCATCGGCCGCGAGACGCACTACACCCGGCTGCGCATGGACGCGATCGCTGTCCGCGCCGTCGGGATCGCCGAGTCGCTCAACGTCGAGGAGCGATCCCCCGAGGGCGCCGTCTGGCAGCTCGGGCGCACCATGAACCACACGCCCGGCTGCCTGCTGCTGCACGGCCGCGTGCTCGCGTGGTCCGCGCTGCGGTCCGCCCGCTACGTCCCGCCGGTGCACCTCCGCTGCGACTGCCGACTCGCCGGCCTCGACGAGGCCGTCGAGCGCGGGATCGTCCGCCGACGGATCGTGCCGACAGTCGGCGACTCGCTGCTGCTGATCGCCGCCGCGAAGCGGCTCGAGGGCGACGCGTGACCGGCGAGCGCCTGCCGTCCCCCGATTGGCAGGTCCGCATGGCGCTCGAGGTTCTCCGCGGCGAGGGCATCCCGTTCCTCGTCGCCTGGGCGCTCGCCGTCCGCGGCGAGATATGCGACAGCTACCGATCGGCGCGCGGCACCGCCGAGAAGGACGCAACGTCCGACGCGCACCCCGTCCCGCCGAACCTGCGCACGAGCGAGGGCCAGAAGCGCTGCGCCGGCTGCCGCTTCGTCGCCGACGCCGCCAGCGGCGGCCGGGCGCGCTGCACGCTGTACGGAGCCGACGTGTTCCCCGGCGTGCTGTGGCCGCACCGCACCGACGACCGCCAGCAGTGGCAGAAGGCGATCGCGACCGCCGTGCGCGAGTGGCGCCGCAGCTACGAGGGCGAGCCATCGTCCGTCGCCGCGGTCCTCGACGCGATCAAGCTGCGCGGCGCCGAGTCCGCGAGTGCTGGCGCCCGCGAGTCGCGCGGGCACGTCGCCGCCTGACGCGAACGACACGACGCCCAGCGGCGGTACGCTGCCCGGCATGGCTACCAGCTCCGCGAGGCGCGCCGACGCGACATGGCCCGCCGACTCCGCCCTCGTCGCGCTGGCCGCTCAGCACGGCAGCATGTCGGCCGTCGCCCGAGCCTGCGGGCGCAGCCGCGAATCGCTGCGCGACTTCCTCGCAATCCGCCCGGCGCTCGACTGCACCGTGCGCGCGCACCTTCGGCCACGGCTGACGCCCGAGCAGGCGAAGTCGAACGATCGCCGAGCCAAGCGCGAGTACCAGGCCCGACAGCGTTGCGAGGACCCCGACGAAGTCCGTCGGCAGCGCCGCGAGTCATGGCACCGCACGACGACGCCCGAGCGCCGCCGGGCGGGCAACCTCCGAACCCGCACCGCGAGGGCGCACCTCGTGCCCGCCGAGGCCGACTGGCTGCGCGTGCTCGCGCTCGACCCCTGCGCCTACTGCGGCGCGTCCTGCGCGGAGGTCGACCACATCATCCCGGTAGTCAGCGGCGGCGACAGCTCGCCCGAGAACCTGACCGCATCCTGCCTGCCATGCAACCGCGGGAAGAACGCGCGCCCCCTGCTCGTCTTCCTCGCCGACGAAGGGCGCCCCCAGTGACCACGAGTTCCGCCAGCCTCGATCGTTCGCCGAAGTCCAATTGGGTGCAGGAGGCCGGCGGGCTGCCCCCGTACGTCCGCAAGATCGCCCGCGCGATCCACGAGAAGCGCGGGATCCCGCTGTCGCAGGCGATCCCGTTCGCGATCGGGCGCCTGAAGAAGTGGGCGGCAGGCGGCGACAACGTGACCGCCGAGACGCAGGCGAAGGCCGCGGCAGCGATCGCGGCGTGGAACCGCCTCAAGTCGAAGGCCGGGAAGCTGACCGAGGCCGAGGCGCTCGGAGGCGTCCAGGTCCGCGACGAGAACCTCGGCGTGCCGACCCCGCTGCTCCTCGCGTGGATCGACGAGCTCGACGACGCCGAGCAGCTCGTCGAGGCGGCGCTCGGCGGACACGACGAGAAGCTGCACCCCCGCGACCTGCTCGGCCGGTTCCGCACGAAGGTCGGCGCGCTGAAGGTCGGCGAGTCGGCAACACTGCCGGACGGCCGCAAGGTCGTCAAGACCGACCGCAAGGCGTTTGAGGGCGACAACTACCACGACGTGTACGACGAGAACGGTCGCATTCAGGCCAGCCAATCAAGCGCTCGGCTGGCGGCGGATTCAGCGGCGACACGCAGCGCGCAGTCCACCGACCCCAAGTCGCTCGGCGGCGCGACGAAGTACCGCAACCTCGACGCCTTGCCGGCGAAGTCGGATAGCAAGCCCGTCCGCGACAGCCCGGCCGGCTCGGGGAAGTCGTTCGCCGAGGGCGTGTCGGCGGCGTACAACGCGAACGCCGCGAACGCCGCGAAGGCGAGCCGCCCCGAGGGGGCATCCGACGAGCGCGAGCGGGCTCGGGCGTACCAGGCGCTCGACCCGCTCAAGGTCGGCGACTCCGCGAAGTGGGGCACGCTGACCGTCAAGCGCCTGCCGGACGACTCGCAGGGCCGCGCGCAGTTCGACGTGGACGGCAAGACGATGGGCGGCTCACGGACGATCTCACGCATGGTCGAGAAGGGGCGCGCAACGGCGACCCCCGCCCGAGCGAACACCCCGAGCGCAGACCCGGCCACCCGCCGACGCAACCGGACGACGGGCACGGTGCCGAAGTCGCAGAAGGGTGGCCCGGCGGCGGGGGGGCTGGACACCACGCGCGGCATCTTCCGCAAGTACGACGACGCCGGCCTGCTAGTCGCGCTCCGCGACCCGCAGCTCCAGGGAAAGAATCGTCGGCAGGCGGAGCGGGAGGCGCGCGCCCGAGGGCTCATCTCGGAGGACAAGACGCCGCCGCCGGGCGCGATCGTCCGTGGCAACAAGACCTACATGCCCGGCGATCCCGACTACGAGCGGCTGAGCAAGATCGTCGGACCGCCCGAGCCGGGAAGCCCGGCCGCGCGCAGCATGGCGAAGGTCGGCCAGACGGCCGGCGCATCCGCCACGGTGCACGAGGGCAGGACCGTCAAGGCGGGCGACAAGGTGATCGTCGGTGAGCCGGGCAACGTGACCCGCGACGTGACCGCGACCGTGACGAAGATCGAGGGCGGCAAGGTCCACGTCAAGGGCCCGCACGGCACGAGCTCGCACGATCCCGCCGACGTCCAGGCCACGAGCACGAGCGCCAGCGCCGCCGCCGCCGCCGCAGACCTGCGGCAGCAGCTCAAGCGCGTCAACGCGACGCTCAAGTCCGGGAAGGGCCCGCAGGCGTACGCGAGGCGCCGCAAGGCCGAGATCGAGCAGCAGCTCGCCAAGCTCGTCGAGGCGGCGACCCCGCCGACCCGCGTCAACCTGCGCACGAAGGGCGGGCGCATGGTCAACGTGTCGGTCGCGCACGCCCGCCGGATCCACCTTCAGGGCAACGCCGCGGCCGATCAGCGGCCGGGCGCGAAGCCGCCCGCTGGCGCCCGCGACGGCGACTTCGAGTCGAAGCATCCGCGCGGCGGCAAGGGCTCGACGTCGGGCGGCAAGTTCGTCAAGAAGGGCAGCACCGGGACCGAGGTCCGTGCGATCCAGCGCCGCGTCGGCGCCCGCGTCGACGGAGCGTTCGGCGACAAGACGGCTGCGGCTGTCCGCGCCTTCCAGCAGAAGCACGGCCTCAAGGTCGACGGCATCGTCGGCAAGCAGACCGTCGCCGCGCTCCGCGGCCGCCGCGACGCCAAGCGCGTCGGCACCGGCGAGCTGACGAAGAAAGACCGCGAGTACCTCGCAGGCCACATCAGGGGCACCGGCCGCCAGACCCGCGGCAAGCTCACCAGCCTCGTTGAGGCCGTCACCCCGCCGCAGTTCCTCGAGCGCGTCCAGGCGCTGCAGCCCGGCGAGATCGCGCGGCTGCCCGACGGAGGCGCCGTCAAGCACCACAAGTCCGAGGACGGCCGCGACCTCTGGACCGCCGGGCGCCCGACGTCCTACGGCGAGAACGGCCTGAGCTGGCGCGAGCAGCACCGCACCCCCGAACTCGCCGTCGCGGACGCTCTGAGCGCCTCGGCGGGCTCGACGGACCCCGCGTCGCTCGGCGGCCCGAACCGCTTCGGCGGCTACACCCGCATCGCCGTCAACGGCCGACCCGCCCGCTTCGTCGGCGTGGACGCGAACTGCTCGCCGCTCGTGCGCTACGACGGCGCGAGCGTCGAGCCCGTCGCGGTCACGTGGCCCGAGCTCGTGCTCGCGCCGCGCCTCGTCGAAGCTCACCGCTGACAGCCGCCACGAAGCAGGGCGTAGACTCGCCCGCATGGCCGTCTTCTCCCGATCCAACCTGATCGCGACCGGGTACACGCAAGACCCGCTCCGCGCGGCATCGCAGGGCCACGACCCCTACGACTGGGCCCCGCACGTTCTCCGCGGCGCGCTCGAGGGCAACGCCGTGCTCAGCTTCGACGAGGACGAGGTCGAGAATCTCGTCGCGTCGTGGCTCCTGACGCCGGAGGTCGAGGAGGACGCCGACGAGCTCGCCGGCTATCGCGCCGTCCTGCTCGCGCCCGGGGAGGATCCCGAGGACGGCGACGTGTTGTTCCGCGACGGTGGGCGATGGATCGCGCAGCCTGGCGGCGATCCGGTTGCGATCGCGGGGACCCTGGCCAGCTTTCAGACGCAGCTCGAAACGATGGAAAGCGGTAGCGCGTGGGATGACGCCGACGACGGCCTCGTGCTGACTATCGACGCTGGCATTCCGGCCTGGCGCACCCCGCCGGCCCCGGCCGCTGCGCTCGCTCTCGCCCCGGCCACGTCGGTCCGCAACACGATCCAGGCATCGGCCAACGTCCGCGGCTTGACGATCACCCCGAACGCCGGCCAGAACTTGGGGACGGAGGAGGTCTTCCGCGTCAACGGCCGTGTGGCTGGCGCGACGGCTGGTGGGATGTGGGCTGACGCGCTGGGCAAGCTGCACGTCCAGGGTGATGCGTCGGACACGGCGGGTGTCATCAATATGTACACGCTCACCGAAGCGCGACCCGGTGGTGGCTACTTCCGTCCCGGCATGGAGTGGCACTTCGGAAAGCCGCAGGCGCTTCGCGTCGGCGCGCTCAGCACCGGGCCGGCGGGCGCTCATACGCCGCGCTGGCAGTGCCCGGCGGGCGACGTGACGGACTCCCACGGCCTCGGGCCGGGAAGTCGCATGGACGCGCTCAACGGTCCTGGATTCAGCAACAACGGCTTCGGCGATCTCGTACTCGCGTACCGCATCGACCCGTACGACCAGGCCAAAAGCCAGGACATCATCTACATCCCGGACGAGCGAGACTCACGAGTCGGCATCCATGACAACTACCCGACAGCGACGCTCGACGTTGGGCATCGCTCATGGGTTGGACGTACGGCCGGGATGCGGCTCAACAACACCACCGCTGCGCCGGGCTGGCTTCTGTCGCTTGCGGAGACGGGCTCGCACAAGGGCGGGTTCTACTCGGCGGGCAACGGCTTCCCGAAGCTCGCGGTTGGGCACGGTGCTGTCCCGACGTTTGAGGTCGACGTGCTCGGCACCGTCTCGGCCGACATCTTCCAGCCGCGCAATCTTCAGTCGGGCTTCTCGGGGGACACCAACTACCCACGCATCTCCTCGACGGTGTCAGGTGGGGCGTATCCGTTCAGCGCCACCGGAAACCTCGTACTGCGCGCACGCGGATCGGTGGGCAGCGCGACAGCAGACATCGTGCTCGCGTTCGGGCAGACGCCGACGCCGGGCCTTGTGCTCGGCGGGCCGTCTGGCGCGAACGTGCCCAACCTCTACCTGTTTGGTGCGAGCCCCGCGGACAACACGACGCCCGGTAACAGCGTGATCGTTGCGAAGAACTCGACGGCGAGCCCCGCCAACGCGGGAGCCACATCGCGCCCGGTGGGCTCCATGTTTATGTGGGCTGTGGGCTCGACGATGCGATTCATGGAGCCCGCCGGGTCGGTGGTGCAGATCGGAAACGTCGGCCTTGCGTCCGGCTCGGGCATCGGTTTCACCGCATACGGAACGCACACGCAGGATGCGAAGATCGGCCGTATCGCGGCGGGCGTCCTCGAGACCGACTCGATCATCCGCTACAACGCCGCCGCCTCATGGCAGACGACGGTCGGCGCGGCGGGCGCGGCGAGCGCGCTCCCGGCGACCCCGAGCAAGTACCTCAAGGTCCGCGACGAAGCGGGCACGTCCTACGTTGTGCCCGCCTACGCGGCGGCATAGGGAGAGGCCATGCAGACCCTCGTAATCCCCAAGCCCAAGCCCACCGATCCCGTGGTCACGATCCACGGCCACGATGGACCGGCGATGGTCACCATTCGACGCGATGGCGTCGTGGAGTTCGGCGAGGACTACGACCTGGCCGAGGCTGCGCGACTCTTCTGGGAGGGCGTCGCGCAGCACATGCCGAGCGAACTGACGTGCGAGAGCGCATGACCCCGCCGAAAAAGCTGCGCCTGCTGAAGGTCGTCGTTCAGCCCACCTTCGTCCTCGACGACGGCAAGACGCTCACCGAAGTCTCGGCCGAGCCCGTGGTCGTGCAGCCCGACGACTGGCCCACCTACGCCACCGGCCGCTTCGCCGAGAGCGTCGCGGCCTACGAGGCGCAGGTCAACACGCCGGCGCAGGAGAACGGGCAGCCACCAATCACGAAGAAGCAGCGCGCCGATCGTGCGCGGTCAAAGCACTCCGCCGGATAATCGGCTGAGTTAGTCGCGAGGACTTCCCGCACCCTGCGCCCGTTTCACGCTACGCTGTGCGGCGCAACCCCTCGCCACATTCGATCGGAGGACCCGCAATGGCTGTCACGTCCCCGCCCGCGTCAAACCTCGCGGAGTACAACGCGCCGGCGCCGGAGCGCTCCCTGACGCAGCGCCTCGACGCGCTCGAGCGCGCGAACGTCGTACGCACGAAGCGCGCCGAACTCAAGCGCGACCTCAAGGGCGGCCGCAAGTCGATCCACCGGCTGCTCATGGACCCCCCCGACTACGTCGAGACCGCGAAGGTCTTCGACATGCTGCTCGCGGTGCCGAAGGTGGGAAGGGTGAAGGCGAACAAGGTCCTCACCCAGTGCCGCATCTCGCCGAGCAAGACGATCGGCGGCCTGTCGCAGCGCCAGCGCGACGAGCTCGTCTCGCTGCTGCGCCGATGAACCTTCGCGAGCGCTTCGACGCGAAGGTCGACCGGACGCCGGGCCACGGTCCCGAGGGCCTCTGCCACGTCTGGACGGGCACGACTACGCGCGGCGGCTACGGCATGTTCTGGCTCAACGGCCGGATGCAGCTCGCACACCGCGTGGCGCGCTTCCTCGCGACCGGCGAGTGGCCCGCCTTCAAGGTCCTGCACTCGTGCGACTTTCCGCCGTGCGTGCGCGAAGACCACCTGTTCGACGGCACGCAGGCCGACAACGTCGCCGATTGCGTAGCGAAGGGCCGAGCGCGCGGCGGTAGCCAACCGGGCGAGAGCAACGCGCACGCGAAGCTCACCGCCGGGCAGGTCGACAAGATCCGCGAGGCGACCGGGACGCTGCGGTCGATCGGTGAACGCTTCGGCGTGAGCGAATCGGCCGTGTCCATGATTCGCTCCGGCCAGAGGTGGCGCCGATGAGCCTGCGAGGACTGCTGGACCTGCTGCTGTTCCTGACGACCGGCGGCGACGAGGGCCGCGCCGAACGGCGGCACCGATGACCGCCGCCGACCCCCTCGACGTCGCCGCCGGCGACGATCGCGCGCGGCCCGTCCTGCTCGGCGAGGCGCCGTCGCGCGGCGGCGACCGCTTCCACGCGTTCCCGCTGTCGGGGCGGCCCGCGCGGGTGCTCTGCGAGTTGGCGGGGATCCCGCCGCAGGCCGAGGGCTCGCAGTACGGCCGGTGGACGTGGGCGCTGTACGAGCGCTTCGAGTGCGCGAACCTGTTCGACCGCTACGCCGACGCGACGCCGTGGTCGACGCCCGCCGCGCGCGTCCGCGCCGCCGCGCTGCTCGACGAGCTGAAACCGGCAGGACCGGGCGTGCTGCTCCCGAGCTACAACGTGCCGCTGCCCGTCGTCGTCTGCCTCGGGCGGCGCGTCCAAGCCGCCCTGTTCGGCGCCCTCGACGGCGAGGTGCACGTCAAGCCGAGCGCGCCGGCGCGCTGGGGCACCGGATGGTTCGGCGACTTCGGCGTGTGGGCGCGGCCGTGGCACATCTACACCCCGATCGTCCGTCCCGGCGGCGGCGACGTCCCCGAGCGGCGCTGGGCGCCGCACGTCGTCACGATCCCGCACCCCTCGGGACTCAACCGCCTGCTCAACGACGAGGCGCATCGCGCACGCTGCGGGGAGGTCCTGCGCCGAGCGCTTGAGCTGGCAGCGCCCACCGATACCGTGGGCGCATGAGCTCCGTCCGCCTGCGCACGTGCGGCAACTGCGCCGCCCGCTTCCGCTTCGCTCAGAACCTCCCGACCATCGGCCCGTGCTGCCCGATCTGCCTCAAGCCGGTCAAGCCGGTCGCGCGGCTCCGGCAGATCGCGGGCACCCCGACGCCCGGCCTCGACGCCGTGTACGTGGACGCGTCCTTCCGCGAGGGCGTCGCCGGCCTCGCGGTCGTCGGCGTCCTCGGCGAGTACACCCGCCGCGTGTCCGTCGGCACGAGCAGCCTCGCGGAGCGCTGGGCGCTCCAGATGGCGATGGAGATCGCCTCCGGCCTCAAGCGCCGCGACCTCGTGTTCCGCTCGGACGCCTCCAGCGTCGTGTCGGGCTTCGGGGGACGCCCGTCGATGGGCTGGACCTTCGAGCACGTCCCCCGCGACCTCAACCGCCGCGCGCACGAGCTGGCCTCCGTCGCGCGGAAGCGCACGACGTGAGCGTCCTCGTCTTCGATCTGTGCCGCGGCGTGGGCGGATGGGAGGCCGCAGCCGACGACCTCGACCTGCGCACGATCGGGTTCGACATCGACGCCGACGCGTGTGCGACGTCGCGCGCCGCCGGCCTGCACAGCGTCCAGGACGACATCGCCCGCCTCGTGCCCGCGATCGTCGCCCTCGTCTACGGGCAGCCCGAGGGCATCATCGGCTCGCCGCCGTGCCAGCTATTCAGCGCGGCCGGGAAGGGCACCGGGCGGCAGATCATGGAGGAGCTGTACCGCGCCGTCGTGGACGCCGCGCGAGGCGCTACGGACGTCGAGATGGCCCGCCACCGCCGCGAGCTGCGGCGGCTGCTGCTCGCCTACCTCCGCGAGACCGAGGGCTACAAGCGGTCGCGCTCGTCGAAGCGCGCCCGCCGCAACGGGCGGCCGATCGGCCGCGAGTCGACGCCGATCCGGCGCGGCGAGCTTCGCGCGGAAGCCGACCGCATGGCCCGCAACGTGTCGCTCGTCTGGCAGCCCGCCCGCTGGGTCGCGGCGCTGCGCCCCCGCTGGGTCGCCCTCGAGCAGGTTCCCGCCGTCCTGCCGCTGTGGGAGGCGATGGCCCGCGCGCTCGAGGTCCACGGCTACCGCTGCTGGACCGGCGTGCTGTCCGCCGAGCGCTACGGCGTCCCGCAGACCCGCAAGCGCGCGATCCTGCTCGCATCGCTCGACGGGCAGCCGCAGCCGCCCGACGCGACCCACCAGGCGTACGTGGCCGGCGAGCCCGCGCGCGCCAGCGAGCCCGATCTTCTCGGGCCCGGCCTTGAGCCGTGGGTCAGCATGGCGCAGGCGCTCGGCTGGGGCATGACCGCGCGCCCGACGACGACGATCAGCGCGAGCGGCAACGGCGGCGGACCCCGACCCCTCGACGGCGGCGCGCACGCCCGCGCGATCGTCGCCGACGCCCGCCGCGCCGGCGACTGGCTCGACGACGCCGACCCCGAGGACATCGAGGAGGAGCTCAACCGCGGCGCCGGCATGATCGAGCGCTACGGCGACCGGCGCATCCGCAAGGGGTCCGAGCCGTCGCCCGTCATCCGCGGCGGCGCCGGCGGCGGCTGCGGGCCGAACCTGACGATCAAGCTCAAGGGCGGCACGGGCAAGCACGCGACCGCACGCGACGCCGACGAGCCCGCTCCGACGCTGCACTTCGGCGAGCGCCTCAACGGCGTCAAGCTCGTGCAGAGCAACCGCGCGAACGCGACCGAGCGCAGCCTCGACGAGCCCGCCCCGACGATCAAGGGCGGCCACGACTCCGGCGATCGCCAATGGGTCGTCGTCGACACCGGCAACACCCGGTCGGGCAGCCGGCCCGACGGCCGCGAGCGCCCCGACAGCGACCCCGCCGTCGCGATCACCTCGCGCGCCGACCAGCTTGAGCGGCGCCCGCGCGATCCCGAGCGCATCGTGCTCGACCGCCGCCAGACCGACGGGCACGGCACCCCCGTCGGCCCGCGCGCCGCGACAGAGCCCGCCCCCGCGATCAGCGCGCAGGGCCTCGCGAAGGGCCGCGACGTCTGGCGCGACGGCGCCGACGACCCCGACGCCTCGTGGAACCGCGACGACCTCGCAGCGGGCAAGCGCGAGCGCGAGGCCTGGCCCGGCGAGCGGCCCGCGCCGACGCTCACGAGCACGCGCCGATCAACCGACGGGCTGCTCGTCGGCCGCCAGCTCGCCGAGGGCGAGCGCCGCGACGTCGGCGGCTGGCCCGACGAGCGCCCCGCCACGACCGTCGCCGGCGATGCGCGCGTCTTCCCGCCCGGCCACAAGGTCAACGCCGACGACCTCGCGCACGGCCGCGGCGGCCAGAAGCGCTCGGGCGCCGGGCACACGAACGGCACCGCCCGCGACGCCGCGGTCCGCGTCAGCGTCCAGGAGGCCGCGGTCCTGCAGAGCTTCCCCCCCGACTGGCCGTGGGTCGGCACGCAGACGAGCATGTTTCAGCAGATCGGCAACGCGATCCCGCCGGGC